AAATACTTTTGCCAATGGGGATTACATGATTTACCATGACGAAGTATATGAATTAGGATCAGGGAAATCTGGATCATCATTTACAGGAGCTGATAACAATACTCTTTACAAAGTAACAATGGATTCAGATGGATTAGTAAAATATTTCGCTGATACAGGAAGTGGATATACTGAAGTATATGAGTCAACAGTAACAGCTAGTGGAGAATATTATGTTTTGGGTATACCTGATGGCTCAGGTAAAACAGTATCGGATATCACTATTACAGGAACAATACTTAATGAATGGAAGGAGGTAGGAACATGACCATAGAATACAAAGACAGTAAACGAATTACTGGATTATCAACTGAAGGAAAATCAACTGTAACATTTGAAGATGATTTCTCAACTGACAAGGGTTGGACAACAACTGATTCAGGTAGATACAGTTACAATTCAAGTGGTTGGATAGATTTTGATGCTCAAAGTGATCAAACTGATAACAGAATTTCAATAGATATTGGAACAACTTTATCTAATACATGGGTAATGCGTTGGAAACAGGAAGTAACAGGTTTTACACAAGGTAATCACGCACAGCATTTAAGTTTGGAAATTGGTATTGCAGATAGAGAAGTCAATGGTGCAACATCTATTGGTATAATAAAAGTACATCATGGTCAAAACTCAGGAGTTAATTATTCATCTTTAGGTGGATATGCTGTTACCGCTGGAATGGATTATTGTAGTTACGGTACTAATTACCCTTGCAATCATGTTTCAGGATTTACACCATCAGCAAAAACTAATTGGGTTGAATTGAAACGAACAAGTTCAACAACTGCAAGTTTAGCATTTTATACAGATGATTCATATTCTGCTTCTGCCTTAGATGGAAATGTTGTAACTACAACAATGTGTAGTAGTCCGACAGGGTTACGATATGTTATGTTAGGTTCTGAATATGCCAATCAGATACCAGGAAATGATAGGTATTCAGGAAAGTTTAGTGAATTGAAAATTTATGACGGTGTAACATCAGTAGTAACAGAAACACAACGACCAACTGATGTCCAAGACAATTCCTTGTTTGTAGAAAAAGATACTGCAAGAAGATATTGGGGAACAAATAAAGTCACAACAGAAGCAGTTTATACATATACAACTACACAATCAACTAATGAGATATTGTCAGGCACAGCACAGGCATATTCAGCAGAAAGAGCAGGTGTGGAATTGGTATCTTCTACACACGCAGGTAAATATATCAAGGTAGGTAAATGGAATTTAAAAAGAGTTGGAACACTTGGATCTAACGTTTTTATGAAAGTTGAGGATAGTTCTGGAACTATTAAAGGAACAAGTACAGGGGTTGCAGCTTCAGGTATAGGAACATCTGCTTATGAAGATGTGACATTTACATTACCATCACCAGTAGAATTAGCAAACGGAGATAGAGTTTATGTTGAATATACAGGAACAGATGGTTCAGGCAATTATCTAGCATTTGGAGAAAAACACCCTAGTACAACACCGACAGGTTGGGAATTTACAATTTATAATAAACATAATTCAAGTGGTGGAAGTCCTTCTGGAGCTTGGGGAGATGATGGGTTACCAACTGCTTTAGTTCCTGTTGCCACATTCGATTCAGCACCTGCTTCAAATGTAACTTCCGATAGTATCACTTGGACTCTGGAGACATAAATTGAGCCAAGAATACTATGACCATCTAAACAGTGGGGAAACATATACCTGTGACAAATGCAAGACAGCAGAATTGGGGGCCTATGAATATGATCAATATATCAAATATCAATACCATTACTGTGAGCCATGTTGGAATTATATGAGACTAAAGAAAGGCACTTGTACCTGTGGTAATACCATGACTAACAGAAGCGAAACACCAACAATCTTTATAGACTGTGTATGTGGAAATAAGGTTGAGTTAAAATGGTAGAATGGCTAGCAGGAAACCGTATAAGAGGAACAAGTACAGAACGTAATACTACATGTGGATTTAATTACATATCTGCTATCTCAGGTGGCTGGAAGGAAGTTGGAAGAACAACTTTAGGTTCAGCAGGAGATGCTGTTGATATTACAAGTTTACCTGATAAGAGATATTATATGGTCTTGGCAAATATTATCAATTCAGGAAATGCTCAAAATAAATATAGATTAAACGGAGATACAGGTTCCAATTATGCTAATAGATACTCAACTAATGGTGGTTCAGATTCAACATTTACATGTGAGGCATATTTTTCTTCCAATCCACATCAAGGTTCATTCAAGTTTAGTCAATTATATATATCTAATGTGGCTTCCAACGAAAAACTTGTCCATCATCATTCAACTTCTAGTTCAGGTTCAGCAGCTTCATCATGTCCTGAAAGAATTTTTGGTGTGGCTAAATGGGCAAACACATCAGATGTAATTGATGAGTTTAATATGTTTAATGGTGCAGGTGGAGATTATGCGAGTGGAACAGAAGTAGTCGTACTTGGCTACGATCCAGATGATACCCATACTGATAACTTTTGGGAACCATTAGCAGATATTACATTAGGTTCAGATGCTTCTGAGATTTCAAGTGGAACAATAACTGCAAAGAAATACCTATGGGTTCAGGTATATTTTCAAAATGCTTCAAACTCTGATGATGTTTTGGTCAGATTCAACAATGACACAAGTTCTAACTATTCACATAGACACGCTATAAATTATGGTAGTGATACAACACAAACATCAGGCAGTAGCATAAAATTAATTGACAGAAATGCAGGAGCAGATCAAGGAAGGTTTGCAAACTTCTTTATCGTTAACAATTCAGCAGTTGAAAAGTTACTCATAGCACATGGCGTAGAGGAAGAAACAGCAGGTGCTTCTAATCCACCTACAAGTAATGAATGTGTAGGAAAGTGGGCAAATACATCATCACAGATAACAGAAATAGATTGCTTTACAAATTCAGGAAATATACGATCTGGAGCTAGATTAATAGTGTGGGGTAGCGACTGATGGCATGGGGTAAAGCAGGTTCAACAACCTTGAGTAGTTCAGGAGATGCACTTACAACACCAGAATTATCTTCTAACACAAGTTTACAATATTTGTATCATGGATTGCCAACAGGGGGAGAACTTACAGAGTATATGACATTGGGTAGTGGTGGAACAAAAGACACAGGAAGCAATTATGCAAATGGTAAATCCTCTAACGGTGGTGGAAAATCTAATTTTTCATCAAGAGCAAATATTGTAAATGCAGCTAAAAGTGGAGCTACCACACCTGAATTTGGTGTTGGTTATATTTTTAATCTTGCAGGAGAAGAAAAATTATTAATTTCACATCATGTCAATGCAAGTGCAGATGGTGCAGGAACAGCTCCAGATAGAGCTGAATCCGTAGCTAAACACGTTCAAACAAGTGCCGTTGATGATATTATTAGTTTTGATAATACAGGTTCAGGAGATTTAGCATCTGGTTCAAACTTATCAGTATTAGGCTCTGACTTGACACCTGCTGCTGAATCTAATTTAAAAATAAGTGAGGGTGTGATTTTCTATGAAACTGACACTAATAAAGAATACATTATATACAATAATACCTGGGCTGAAGTCTAGGAATCTTTAAATTATACAAAATCACTTATATATCATGGCAACATGTTATGCAACAACTGCTGATGTAGCAGATTTTCTCAGAATATCAATCACATGTTCTAGTAGTCCTAGTGTAGCACAGGTAGAGAAATTGATCAAAAGAGCAGAGGATAAAATAGACCGTAGGACAGGCCATGCATGGAGAACAATATCAACAACAGAAATATTCAGTTTACCATTACTTTATACTTTTGGATGGGGTACATTTATATCATTAAAACATAGAAATATAAAATATAAATCAGGTGCAGATACATGTTTAGATACAGCTCAAGGAGACAAGATAGAAATATGGAATGGGTCAAATGGAACATGGTCAGATTACGTATGTACACCAGGATCATATGATATTGAATATATAAAAGGGGAGCTCTATTTAAGAGGATTTATATTCTCAATATTAAGACAAAACAGAGTAAGAGTAACATACAGATATGGTGATTCATCAGTACCATTAGATATACAAGATGCTACAGTTAAACTAACATGTATAGACTTAATCAGATCCTCAATCAAAATGGATGACCTTGAATTTGGCGGTGCTATTAAAAAAGAAGAAGCAATGTCTAAATGGCAAGAAGATACAGACAAAATCATCCGTGATCGTGAAGAGGTGTTTGTATTACCTTGACCGGGTTATTTAAAGCAAACTCTAGATCATTAGGCCAGTTAAAAAGAAACCTGAATCACGATATAGGAAATAGAGTAAGAGACGATATGAAATGGGAATTTGAACAATTACCATCATATTACTATTCATGCAGTAATAAAAAGAAAAGTATAGTGTTTGATGAAACTGCAAAAATTGTAGGCAGTGAGGAATGGGCCGTAGCAGCATCAGATACAGGAGGAGACTGGACATGGAGTTCTCCGCCACCATTCAACAAGATATTGGAATGGGTTGTAAAACATTCAGGAATTACAAATAAAAGAGACCAGAGAAAAGCAGCCGCAGGTATAAGAAAGAAAATACATCAAGATGGTATAGATTCACATTATTGGGTTGACAGATACTTGGCAGATTTCACCCATCAGGCAGGTGCATCAGGGAGTGGTATAGAATGACCATAATTACATATGACGCCATAGACGACCTTAAAACTGCACTATGTGCACAATGGGATGCAACATGTGCAGGTGGAACTAAGCCAACAATAGACTTTGTTTGGGATAAAAAGGTAGTTGGTTTCGACGGGGACTCTACAGAAAGAATAATGATAGAGCCGTTATCAGAGCCCATTAAGCCATTCGATCTATATGGAGCTGCATATTGGCATGATTTATTAATAAAAATAGATATTAGATCATATAAATCAGGGGGAATCACTAGACAAAATCAAATAGTCAAAGAGGTCAGCCGTATCATAAAGAATATAATAAGAAGAAGTTCAGCAGGTTTACTGCAAGTCAGTATAAACAAGTCAGAAACCAGAAATCAGGACTACAGGAACATGTATAGGCACCTAATTGACCTAAAATACAGTGATGTTGAGAGTCATACCTTCGTATAAATCTTTATATACAAATTAATGCTAATGTAATATATCATGACAGTACGAACTGGTGCATATGCATATATTCAATGGCGTAAAGAATTAGTATTTGGTACTGAAGCAGCATGTATAGCAACTGGCAGTACTTTCGGTTTCGAACAAAAAATTACCGGCTGGTCATTTACTCAAAATAAAATTCCATTAACACAATTAAACGATGTAAAAGTTAAAACATTCGCCTATGGTCAGACCAGAGGATCACTTTCATTGGATTTCATATTATCAAGTCCATGGTTCTTGGGAATAATAGGATTTAAACAAACTCCAAGTTCAGGATCAGGTCCATATACACATAATTGGGATTTAAGCACATGTTCTGAAGCAATATGCTCATTCAGTGCAGAAATCGGAATTGATCAAAGTAGTACAGATGTCGTAAGAACTGTAGTTGGTGGTATTGTTAACAGTGCATCTATCAGCACATCTGTAGGAGAATTGGCAAAAGTTACATTAGATACAAACTATAAAAATGAAACATTAGGTACTGCATTAGATGCTTCACCAGCAGCATTAACTGTTTGTGAGGCTATTCCATTTACTTTCGCTCACGGTAAATTAGAATTTCCAAATTGTACAACAATAGCAGAAGTACAGGATATTAATCTAACAATCACACAAAATGCAGATCATATATTTGGTGTTGGTGATAGTACAGCAAATTCTGCAATTAGAAGACTTACAGAAATAACTGGAAGTTTCAAGGCTTCTCATATTAATTCAAATCAATTACGAAAACTATATGCACAACAGAAAGATACTTTGTCTAACACAGATGCTGGAGCAGAGACATTAGCAGTAGAAGAAGTAACATTAAAATTAACATTTGACAACGGTGCAGCAGGTAATGATTCAAGAACAATAATATTCTCTATTAGCGGTATTGCATTAGACGATCTCAATGTATCTATCGAGCCAAATGAACCAATATACGAAGACATTAACTTCCAAGCAAGAGACTGTACAGTTGCAGCAGTTAATGAAGTTAGTACACCTCCAGCAAAATCTTAGATAACACTTATATATATCTTTATGTAATATACATCATGACAATAAAGTCTTTTGAGATAGATTATAACGGTAATAAAGAAACTATAGAGTATGAAACTTGTCTTTCATTCGGGGACACAGAAGCTATTATCAATCAATCATTAGATCTATCAGATATTCAAAAACCTAAAGTAAAACTAGGAAATTTCCGTAAACTAATTCTATTAAAGACTTTAAGAAAGGCACCCTTTTCATTCAAACAAGAGGCAGCAATTAATGGCGTACCTAACAAAGTAATAAATGACGTATTAGATCACATTATACAAGACTATCCGTTGGTTAATTTTTTAGGGGATTGGATGACGAGCTTCATAGGCTCACCGGAGGAGAACGAGCCACAATCGGAGTCTACTCCTTCTGTGCCATCAAGTTCGGATGGACCAAGAGAGAAACCGACGAACATTCAACCGCGTTCCTCAAAAAAATAATAGCCTATACTAACGAAAACATGAAAGACGCTATACAATTCAAGTAATCTTTAAATCTCTTTATGCATTTATAAATATATGGCAGATTATAAGCTTAAACTAGAGATAGATGCAGCAGTATTACAGAAACAGCTAGAAACTGCCTTTAAAAAAGGGTTTAAAGGATTTAGTGGCGGTTCAGGCGGATCAGGCGGAGCAGGTGGAAATGATCAACAATACTATAAACAACAGGAAAAAATAAAAAAACAAACAACTAAACTTAGCCTTCAACAAAGGAAAGAATTAGAAAAACACACATATACATTAAAGACTGAATATGCTAAACAAAAATCTCTATTAAGAGCACAAAATATCATGTTAGAAAAATCGGGTGTTCAACAGCAACGAACATTTAGAATGATAGGAAGCCTATTAGGTGGTAGAATGGGTGGTGCAGGTGGTGCAGGTATGGATCAAATTATTACACTTCTCTCAAGTCAGAGAAAACGTCGTGGACAAGTAAAAGCTACTCAACAAGCATATGATAATATAGGTCCAGGTCCTATGGCAGGTATTAATAGAGGACCAAGACCAGAACAAGAACCAAATTTATTCAATGCTATGGCAGACATAGGTGGTAGAATAAAAGATTCACCAATTGGTTCATTTCTTGGAAGCACTAAAAAAACATTTGAAGATAAAGTTCCAGGAGCAAAAAAAACAGGAGATGTAGCAGGTAAGATAACTTCCAAGATACCACAAGCAGTTAAGATAGCAGGTATTGGAGCAGCATTAGCTGGAGGGGCAGGCCTAGCAAAAATGATTGTAGACTCATCACCAATGTTAAAACAAATGTTAAAAATATTAAATATAGGTATCATGTTAATACTCAGACCTATAGGAGACTTTATAGGATTTATGTTAAGACCATTACTTCTAGAATTTGTCACAAAAGTAGCAGTTCCAGCATATAGAGAAGGAGCTAAAATGGCAAAAGATTTAGGCCCAAAATTTGGAAAAGCATTACTTTTATTATTTACAGATCTACCTGGATTCTTTGAATTAGCCATAACAAATCCAATAATGGGAAGTTTAGAAAAAACATGGATTAATATTGTAACAGCATTAAAAAATCTAGGAAGCATATTTGGAGGAAGTTCAGTTGCAGAGAATGAGGCATGGAAGAATGAACAATATGAATTAATAGATAAAAAATATCCAGGACTTTTGGATCAGGGTGCTATAGATGCAAAACTTAAGCCTTTATCTACTGGTTTGGTGAACACTCCAGTCGAAATTGTTGACGATGATTTTATGGGACCTCTTGAAGAACATCAAATTTCTCAGACTGAAGCACAAGAAAAGACTACTACTGAAGTAAAAACTGTGGGAGATAAAATAGTAGCATTACCACAGCAAATAGCAGATGTGGTAATCGGACCATTAGGAGACATGTTTGCAGGAAGTCTAGAACATATAGTTGCAGGAATGAATTTACCATTTGTAGATGCAACAACAAGAAAAGCAGAGGAAGTATTCGATGCAGCAAGAGATCTCGCTAAAGATCTACCAGGTAAGGTATTACCAACTGCTAGTGGGTCTATGGCAATAGAAGAAGCAGCTAAAGCTAAAGAAAGAGAAGCAATGGACTTACGTCTTGAAAAAGCAAACATAGTAAGGAATGATGATGGTAGTCTTGAAGTGGAAATAACAAAATTATCACCTGCAGCACAGAGAATATTGGCAGCAGCTAATGAATATAAAGAAGGAAACGTTAATACAGGAGCACAAGCACAAGCAAGTGGAAGATTCGGAGCAGTTGATCCTCTTGATACTGCTGCAATGGGTGGACTGACTGGTACTGGTGTATTTGAGAAATATGATGCTGGCGGTGGAAACACATGTATGGCATCAAGAGAAGTTATGGAATATGAAAACTTTGCAGCAGAGAGCAGAGCACAAATGGAAGCTTATTCAAAAGCAATAGAAGAATCAGTAGAAACAGGTGGCACTATTAAAGAAGAATATAATAAAATATTGATGGAAACTTCCCAAGCATTGGAAAACCAAGCACAATCAACACAAGTACATGGATTAATGTTGGAGGCTGCGAGAGAATCTGAAACCAATGTACAATTAATGACTGATGCTACACAAAATATGGCTGATAACTTAAATGCAACCGCAAAATATGTAGCTAATCTTCTTAGAAAAGCACACAATATAAAAAATAAAGAAGGACAAAGTGAGAATCCAGAAGAAGGTGAACAGGCAGATGGTTTAGAAGATTCATTTAGTATGAACTCAGGAACTAGACCAATAACGAGAGATAGATATAAAATTACATTAGGTGACGGAAGGATATTCACTCCAGAGTTAAATTCTAGTTCGTTTAGACATCTTAATGAAATACGTAATTCAGGAGGGCTCTTCAAAGGATCACCTATATTGTCAATAATGAAAATGGCAGCAGGTGGACTTATTACAGAACCAATATTCGGTATAGGTCAAAATACAGGCAAAGGATATTTGATGGGTGAAGCAGGTCCAGAAAGAGTTACACCAGGAACAGGCCCAGCAAGAGAAACATCAGGGGGAAACACTTTCAATATCACAATCAATGCGTCAGGTATAGGAGATATAGAAAGACAACTTAAACCGGCAATATTAAAGATGCTTAAGGAATCAACATCAAGGGCAGGTATAGTATAATGGCAGATATAACTCTTAGAAAAGTAAGTGGTCAGTGTGTAGATACAGTGCCAAATGGTACAATTATTACTATAAGAAACTTTCAAACATTGGATTTTGACTTAAATACACCTATAAGTACAATGGCATTGCCTGAAGAGAATGATAGTAAAGCAATATTGGTGAAAGGTGAAGGAAATACAATGTCAATAAGTATAGCATGGACACTTAATGATGAATCATCTACAATATCTACTGCTGCAAGTGTGATAACCACTAACGAACAGTTACATTATTGGATTAACAGTTTACAGCCTGACAGTATTGAAGATTCATGGGAGATAACAATACCAGGGGACACTACTTCTACAGATATAGTTAGAGGCGGATCTATAAGAAAAATGACATTTAATAAATCTTCAAATGCACCTACATTATATGAGGGCAGAATTGAATTTATATCAGGAGATGTAATTGTGGGTGAAGCCTGATGGCAAGAGTGAAGGCATTAGTAAACAATACTCCGATTAAATTATTAGAATCAGAGGTAACTCGTGAAGGGGAGAGAGCTATAGATCAAACAAAGATAATAGTGCCTGCATGTTCAGCAGTATGTATAGGATGTAATTTAAAAATATTACAGGATGCTGTAGATCTAAGTTGTATGGTTGGAGGATATATGTTCCAAGGAAATGCATTGGATGAATCAGGTCTTGATCATAATTCATTTGGGTGTGTTCAGTATCCAAGAATAGATACCAGACTTGTTTATGATGGAGGTTTAAAACAGAATGGATATAGAGACACATCTGCAATAGAAACAGGTACAATCACAGGAACTTCAGGAAAGGTGAATACTCAAGCATTGTGTTTTGACGGTACTTCTGATTATGTTACATATACATGTGAAAGTATATTTGATTTAGACTTATCTACACCTTTTTCTCATTCTGTGTGGTTAAAAACCAGTGATGTATCTGTACCAATAATATCTAAAAAAGCAACAGGTGCTGGAAGTACAGGATATGAAGTGTCATTAAATTGTACTGGTCAAGTTGCTTTGTTAATCACAAACACCACAACTACTAACGAATTACATATAAGGGGAGATACTGCAGTAAACACATGTGTGTGGACTCATGTTGCAGTTACATATAGTGGTGTTCCTACTGATGGAGCAGCAGCAGTAAAGATATACATTAACGGCATAGAGGATACATATGGAATAATAGCAACAACATTGACATCAACTACATTGAACTGCTCAGATCTAACATACGGTGCATACTGTAACGGATCATCAAAATACGCAGGAGCAATGGATGATGCGGCTTTATTTATCTCAAAGGTATTAAGTGAAGCACAGGTAAGATCTATGTTCCAGCAAGGAACTATTAAGTCAACTACAGGTAAATACGGTGATGCAGTTTTATTCAATGGTATTGATTCTTATTATGAAGTACCATATTCTACAGATTATGATTTTACCGGCACATTTGACATACAATTATGGGCAAAATGGTCTAGTACAACTTTAGGTTATATATTTACAAGACGTACTCTATCAGGTAATGGACTTGCTCTATCTGTTAACAGATTGACCACTGGTGATATTGTTGCAGAAGTAGATGGTAATAACATAAAAACATGTGGCACAGCATATAATGATAATGCATGGCATTTTATTAGAATATATAGAGGAACTGATAACGTGGTTCATTTGGAAGTAGATAATGTTGCACAATCAACAACTACCGTAGGATCAAATTTGACGTTAGCATCTCCAGGACTTATGATAGGTACAAATCATAACAGAACAGCATATTTTGACGGAGCAATAAATATGGTGAGATTATATACCAGGGTTTTATCTACTGTTCAAGTAACTAGATTATATAGTGAAGTAGAAGCAACATCAATAATGAAATTTGGAGGGACAACTACCAAACTTTCAAAAGAGATAATTATAAAAGAAGTAATAGCACAATCAAAAGGAGAGAAATTAGGAATTACTGAGGTAAGAGCACAACAGTACAATAATAGAACTCCAGAATTCATAATAGATGACCTTGTAAGAAATAATACAGATTTAATTCCTCATATGCATGGATCAAGCAGTGGTATAGTATTATCAAGATTTAATGCTGACGGTAAACTAATAGACATAATAAGAGATTTGACACAATTAACCGGCAGAACATTCAATACAGATCCATTGGGAAGATTTCACATGCATGACAATGCATTTAATCCTACTTGTTTTGTGTTTACTCATGGCAACTGTTCTCTTAATTTTGAATGTGTTCAAGATGATACTGAGATAATCAACGATCTTGTTGTTATAGGTGAGACTAAGAGATATGATACTGTAGAAACATTCAGTGGTGATGCATGTAGAACACAGTTTTGTTTGACATTTGGTGCAACGACATCACGTGTTCTTATATCATGTGTGGAGAAGACCGCAGAAGAAGATTACAATACATGTGTACTCAACAAAACCATTACGTTTGTTTCTGCTCCTGCATCTGCATCATGTAATATAAGAGTTGAATATCAGTATGAGATTCCTCTGTTGATAAGAGGTGAGAAACAGTCAAGTATAGATATAAACGGCAGACACAGTAAGAGAATGGTAATGCCTTGGATCAGAACAAGGAATGACGGTATACGGTTCATAAATGGTTATCTTAACAGGTATAAAGAAATAAGAACATCTTTGAAATTGACATTAGGTGTAATAAAAAACTCTGTTAATGAGGGAGATGTGGTTCGCGTAATTAATAATGTGAAGAATATAGATGGTTCATTTGTTGTGAAATCATTGACATGGAGATATCCAGAAATGAAGACTGTTATGCTTGTAGGTGAGTTCAAATTTGATGACCTTGAATATGAAAAACAGATCATTGAAAAACTTCACGATCTGGAATCTGCACTCACAGAGATTAAGGATATTAGATGTTCTGAACAGTTAGAGGAAGTCATGTGTATATCTGATAATGTGAATATTGTAACTGGTCTATCTGAAGGATTGATAATGGCTGAATCCATGTCATTGAATGATGTTATAAGTCTTACAATAGTCGTACCTGCTGTATATGATCAGTCTTACGTGTATTGTGGAGATGATGGAGTATATGGAACTGAGATAATCTCTGCAGGATTCACAGAATCTGGATTCACGAGTAGTGGATTTACTGCTGCATTAACTGCTACTGCATTAGAATATAATCTATTATTAGAAACAGGGGATTTCCTATTAAAAGAGGATAGTGACAAGGTATTAGGAGAAGGTTCTACGCCTGAAATAGTAGTAGCAGATACGAGTTTCACCATATTATTAGAGAACGGAAGCGTAATACTTATAGAGAACGGTGACAATCTATTATTAGATACGCAGGATAATTGATGAAATATGGCTGATACAAAAATAACAAATTTGGGAACATTGACCACTGCATGTACTTGTGATGTCATACCAATAGTAGATGTTACATGTCCAGCAACTACATTAAAGATAACATATGATAATTTTATAGGTGGAAATAAAGTAATAGGAACTCAGGATTTCTGGATTCCAGCAGGAGCTTGGGTTGTAGATCCCACAGCATGTACAGGTGCTGATATCACAGATACAAAGGTAGGATCTGTTTATACAAGTACTATTAATTTTGATGCATCTACTTCAGAAGATGCTCAATTCACATGGCATCCACCAGCAAATTGGGATAATTCAACTGTTCTATGGCAGTTAGTTTGGACTAATACAGGTGGGTCTGCAGCAGAAACTATAGATTTTGATTTAGCAGGAGTAGCTATATCAGATGACGATCCTATAGCATCAGCAGCATTTGGTACAGCAAAATCTGTAACTGATACTTTTACAGCACAGAATGATCACAATGTGACTGCATTTAGTACAGTATTAACGATAGGCGGATCACCTGCAACGGGCGATTCAATAGTATTCAAACTATCAAGAGACACAGCATCTGATGACTTAACAGGTGATTGTAAAGTGTTGGGTGTAAATATAAGAGCAACAGTAAACGCAGGTACATCGACGTAGAAATGTCCTTTATAGGCATGGTCGGAAGTACCGCAGCTTCTGCATCAGCAAAAAGAAGATATTATTCAGACACATCAAGCCGTTTGACAGATGTAGGTTCAGGTATTTTAGATGAATGTGGTGGTGTACCATGTAGAACAATGTATACTTATTTATCTTCTAGTTCAATAACAGTTTCAAGAGCCGTTCAAGTTGAAGTATTATTAGTTGGTGGAGGTGGAAGTGGTTCAGGCGGACCTGGATATAACGGTGGAGGTGGAGGAGGAGGTGTAGTCCAAACCACTGCATTTTGTCTCCCACCAGGAACATATCCAATCACAGTTGGTGGCGCTCAACAAGATACTGTTTTTAACGGTATAACAGCAAGACGTGGTGGAGCAGGAAACAGTCCGGCTGGAAAGGATAATAACGGATCTAATGGCGGTGGAGGAGGTGCAACAACACCTGGTGCTACAGGTATTGGTAACTGTGTACCAGGATGTTTTACAGCTACAGTTAATGGAGGTGGATATTCAGGCGGAGGCGGATCATGGGCTCCTAATTATAATACTGGAGGTGGTGCAGGAGCTGGTGGTAACGGAAGTGGTGGAGCAGGACCTGGTGGCAATGGTGTTCAAATTACATGTTTTGAAGCTGTTGATTATTGGTATGGCGGAGGTGGAGGAGGAGCATCTGGAGCACCAGGACCTAGTGGTTCAGGTGGTAACGGAGGTCAAGGTGGAGGTGGAGCAGGAAATCATAACAACTCTCCGAATAATGGTTCAGGCGGAACTGGCGGAAGAGCTGTGCCAGGTCCAGGAACATCTGGTGGTGGAGCTAATACTGGTGGAGGAGGAGGAGGTAACCAACAATCTGGTGGTGCAGGTGGCGGATCAGGTATAGTAGTTATACGTATCTTACCTCCAGCGTAGAATTCTTTATATATCTATAGAACAATATATTATTATGGCAAATTGGCCGGAAAAAACTGATACTTGTGTAGGAACATGTGTTCAATATGGAGCACCTGATGTAAGACGGTTTGCCAGATTGTATAATAATCAGAACGTAAACATATCATGTTATTCTTGTAGTACTGTAGAGATACATGAATCTAATGTATTTGAATTCCAATCAGATGTATCTGGAAACACATCATTGTATTTACAGGAACCTAATGCAGGTTGTCAGTCAGTTCGCATTAAAACAACTATTTTGGCAGCATGTGCCGTAGCGACCATTCCAGCTATAGGAGCAGCAGATACTTTTACATTTAATTGTGCTACTGCGACATTAACTAATAAAACCATTGATCTAAATTCATCTAATGTAATAAAACATACAGGTGCAGCGGCTGGGGACCAATTAATATATAACCTAACATGTACAAAATATGAATCACAAGCTGTAAGAGAGACATTCAAAACTCATTTTGGTAATCAATGTACAGCAGTAGCAGTTGGATGTGGCCAGATGGAATTCCAGATGCCTTATAATTTCACACTGACAGATATATTCGCCACAGTTAAAACAGCTTCTTCATCCGGGCTCCCTAGTATACAAGTTCAACAGAGTGGATTAGATATTCTATCAACAGCTATAACAATAGATGTGGGAGAAAAGACATCTAGAACTGCAGCAGCACCAGTAGTAATAGCAGATAATACGTTGGATATAAATGGTGTTATAACATTTGATATCGATGCGATAGGCACTGGTGTGACCGGATTAGTTATATACCTAGTAGGATATCAACGCTTCTAAAACCTTATATATTTCTTTAGTTAACATATATATATATGACATCTGAGAGATTAAAAGCATTAAAGGGCCGTGTACATATAAAGGCATGGCAGAAACAACCAGATGGTACGGAAAAAATAATTAAAGATACAACATTTGATAATCTTATAGTTAATACAGGTAAAGACAGTATATTAAGACGGATAGGCGGATTGACTTGTGGTGGACAGGCAGGAGGAATCGGAGTGGGGGACTCTACTACAGCAGCAGCATTATCAGATACAGACCTAGTAGCAGCATCCAATAAATACTGGAAAGATACATCAGTATGTGATTCAACATATGTAAGACCAACATTGTTTGTTACAGCAGATTTCGGATTTGCAGAGGCAAATTTTACATGGAATGAGATAGGATTATGTGATAATCAAGGTACACCAAATAGTCCTGTAGGTGGTTCTAAAATGTGGGCTCGTCAGATAGATGCAAGTCCACTAGTAAAAGATGTCTCTAAGAGAGCTATTGTGGAGTGGCAATTGTCACTATGACTCGTGTTCTTATTCCTCGTTCAGATAATAGAAACGCAAAAAAAATACAAACTTCTGATTTTGAAAAATATTTTGATTTCGTTGGAGATCATATTGCTTCTGGTTTTTGTATGTCAGCAGGAACAGGGTTAGCAGTTAATGTATCAGCAGGAACTGGAAGATTAAATGGTTTATATGTAGAAGGTACCACAACTGATGAAGTGACAGATCTTTTACCATGTGATGGTAATTACGTATATGTAACTATGTGTAATGATCCTAATGGAGAACCACAAGCATGGAAGTTCACAAGTAATATTACAGGAGTAACACCTGCATGTAGTACACCTTTAGGAATTGCCACAACAAATTGTTCAGGAGTAACAGCAGTAGATAATATAACAGGAAGAAGAACAACAAGTGGATTAGGAGGTCCCCAATATAATCAATTTTGTTCAACAGGTACTTTTACACCGAGTAAACAGACAGGTTTTACAACAGTAACAGTAGATACTAGTTGTACAACTGCTGGAACAATAGATGTTAAAATAGATGGTTCAACAACTGCCTCTTATGAATCTGGTGTTAATACAAGTATAATAAATCCTAGTTGTAGTTTAACAATTTGTGCAAATGATAAAGGCCATGATTTATCTGTTGCTTCTTACGATTCAAAAAATAAAACCTTTTGTGGTTATTTTCGAGGTATGTATTTCAGATCTGATGGAGCAAAATACTATTTAGCTGGATATACTGGATTAAGAGAAATTGATATGTCAACTCCATGGGATGTAACAACAGCTTCTGATAATGATACTTGGACTGGAGTAAGACCTACAATAGAATTTGGAACCACCGTTTTTTTCAAACCTGATGGTACTAAAGCATGGGTATCTGGTACTCCACCAAGTGGGACCTGTTATTCAATAAGAGAAGTTGAATTCACCACGGCATGGGATGTAACAACAGCTAGTTATAGCGGAACGACTTTCCAACCTGCTGCATATGTTACGGAATCAGTGTATTTTAAATCCGATGGAACAAAAGGTTATGCATTAACAGGTAATGATTGTGTAAATGAATTTTCCATGTCAACTCCATGGGATATTTCCACAGCTTCTGTAGTTAATACTTATTGTACATCAGCTCAAGATGGATCGCCAAAGGGAATTGATTTTAACGATACAGGAACCTACTATTATATTTCGGGCGATTCCAATAACAAGATTTTTGAATATTCAATGAGTACACCTTGGGATATTTCTACTTCATCTTATACAGGAAATTCTTTTTCAGTATCTAGTCAAACTACTGCACCTAGTTCAGTACGATTTGGAAATTCAGGTGCTAAAATGTACATTATGAAACAAGATCAAAGAGTTTATCAGTATTCAACAGTTACTGCTTTCGCAGGAACAGCAAGAGCTAGTGTAATATAACAAAGATTAATATATAGTAACATACTTTAATATTATATGAAATTTGAATTTTTATGGGACCCATTTATTATTATAATTAGAGATGTGTTTACAGAAAAAGAAAACAAAGAAATATTAGCAGAAGCAGTGAACAACAAAAAGAAATTTGAAGAATCTGTAATTGGAGCAGGTAAAGACAAAAAATTCAGAAATAACACTGTAGCATATTATGACTTGATATATCAACAAGACAGAAGTAAATCTAAACTATTAAAAAAGATAGATGACCTATTTAATACTCCTATATTTAAAGAAGTTTTATCAAGTTCACCATCACCAATAAGCAAATTCAGTAGTTCTAACTACCATGAAACACAAGTTAGTAGATATGGAGATGAAGGACAGAAATATAATTACCATGTAGATGCATTTTCAAATGATAATAGGCAGTTAACTATGGTGTATTACTTTAATGAAGAGCCAAAAAAATACAAAGGAGGGGAAATTTCATTAACAGACTCTCCAATATTTAGAGGAAAAAAAATGGATAAATCAAGAGAAGAGGTAACAATAATCCCAGAGAATAATATGGCAGTGGTATTTGGAGGTAGATTGCCACACTTTGTACATCCTACTAAATCACCAAAAACATTCAGTAAAGGTAGATTCTCTGTTAATTGTTGGATAGGTATAAAATGACATTTTATAAAAAAGGTTACCATGTAATTAGGAATTTAATATCAGAAAAACATGCACATGAATTACATGATCATTTAAATAGTCGTGAAGATGGTAATCTTACATGTGTTCAGGCTGAAGGATCACCTTCATTTTACGGAGATGAGTTAATGGAAAAACTACAATTAGAACTACTTCCTAAAATAGAAAAAGCAACACAATTAGAATTATATAAAACATATACATATGCCAGGGTTTACAAACGAGGGGATATATTAAAAATACATAGAGATAGACCAGCATGTGAAATATCAATAACATTAGATCTAGGAGGAGATCCATGGGATATATGGGTATTAGACAGAGATGAGAATCCAGTTAAAGTAAAATTAAATCCAGGAGATGCGTTAATATATAGAGGATGTGAGATATGGCATTGGCGTTCAAAATTTGATGGTGATAATCACGCACAAGTGTTTGTACATTTTGTAGATAAATTTGGTCCGTGTTCATGGGCTAAGGATGACATGAAAAAACAACCATAGATTTATATCATGGATTATACTAATAAATATATGAACTATAATTTTAGATGTAAGCAATGTAATTGGGGATGTTTCATTGACCCCAATTTAGCAAAAGATGATTTCAAATATCAATGTACTAAATGCAGTAGTGTATATATGATAAGTGGTGGCGAGATTGGTTCTCAATAGCGACGTAAATAAAGAAGCATATTTTGCTTATAGAAAAGCCCAGATGGAAGCAATGGGCACAGAAAGACTAGGTGTTATACACGTATCAGATTTAATCAAACCTTGTATGAGAAATGTAATGTATAATAAATTTGTACCACATGAGTATAAACAAATGACAACAGAAGATATGAAGTCTATGTTCTATGGTCAAGCAGTACATAAGGTTACTAATCTATCAACAAACAGAGAAGACAATGAGTTATTCTTTGGGTATAATTATGAGGAAGATAAACCAGTAACATATGAGGAAGCAAAGGCAATGAAACCAGACGATCCCAAACACTTGGATATAATATATGGAAGTGCTGACGATCTAATAGAAGTAGATGGCGAACTTGTCATTGTGGATAAAAAAACTACAGGCAGTATAGATTATTTTTCAAGAGCAACCTCAAAGGCAAGCGAATCTCATATTATACAGATTAACTGTTATAGAGTATTGCTTAATAAATGTTATGGAAGAGACGCTAAACGGGGCTGCAATATTTATATCAGTAATAGTATTAGCAAAGAAAAGAGAGATATACCAGTACCTATCACATATAAACTAGGTAAACCAGAGGAATATCTAAACATGATGATTACTAATGCTAGAACAATAAAAGAATCTTTGGCATCAAAGGAACTACCAGAAAGAACGAGATGTTTTCTGTGTGATGGTATGTGTCCCTGGATAAACCAATGTTTCGGAGATGAATAAATGATCAGAATAATGCAAAAAATATTGGCAGAATTACAGACAACCAACGAACTACTAACCAAAATGGAGGAACACCTAAAAGCATTAACACTACCACCAGATCTCACACAGTATAAAAGAAAAAAACTTCCAGGAGAAGAAGATGGAGAGGCCTGAATGGGATTGGTTAACAGGAGACGAAGACGAAGATGAGTGATAATCTCTGCGATATGTGTTGGGCATTAGGTAATACATTCCCTTTTAGAGATGACTCTACAGTATGTGCTAAATGTCTAGTAAAACTTGCATTCATGAGGATAAATAAATGAGATTTTATTTTAACGCTAATACAAAATCCCAGGTTTCAGCATTGAGAAGAATAGGAGCAAAGAATATCATGCTTACTCATAAATTCGTAGGAGAAAGAGCAACTAAATATGCGAATGGTTTTGATAATATTATGATAGGTCCAGGGTTCGGTGCTGACAAAGACAAATACCATAACTTTATAGGAGATTGGGAATTTGAGGCATTACAATATGATGATCCTAAAAATGTTATAAATAACTATAAAAATTGGAAGGAAGGAACAGAGTATAAAGAAGATATAATCCCCATACTTCATCAGAATTATCCACAAGCATTATCAGTTTTCAAACCAAACAACCCAGGCAAGAGATATGCTTTGGGTAAACTAGAAAACAGAGCAGCGGAAGACATACAATTAAGACAATTACCAACAAGTTATTCATTCCATGGACTAGCAAAAGGAAGATGGACCAAGAATAGAAATGAGGCAGTTGACAGTATAGACAGTTCCACATGGACAAGTGGTGTAAGAGGAAGAAAGACAGATGTATGGAAAGGACAACAGATATTATTTGGAGAGAAAGGCAAATCAAATTCATCAATGATACAACTTGCATGTCAAAAGAATCTTATACATTTAAGTAGAGCAGGATTAGATCCAAAAGACCTGGTTAACGGGGAACCTACAGCATTATTACTAGCACCATTAGTGTTATATTATATGCCAATGTTCGAAAGTTTAGGCTGTTATCTAGAAAACTTTAAGTAACTCTTTTATAATAGTTTCGTTCCATATATTGTATGGCCAAGAAGGAGGGCTCTATTAGAATTACTAAAGATAATAAAGTAGAGATAAACAAACATAAGACAGTAAGCCCGTATAACAGTGCTAAACATTTAAAATATGCTAAACTACCTGCCGAATGCGATAAATGCATTTACAGATCTGAAGAAGAAGGAGGTAACGGAAGGTGTCCCAAGTACGAAAAGGGTGCTGCTTGCGCTGTACGAAAGGACATTAAGAATTTCTTGGACCAGATCAACACTAGGAATCCAGAGGATTTAAAGATGTTGTTAGATACAATGGCAAAAGAGATGGGTGAAAATGTATTTCTTGCACTGGTACAGGCCCAGATGGATGGTAATATACCAGACAGAAATGCAATCAGTCAGCAGAATGCATTCCTTAATATTGCAAAATTGTTGGTAGAATTGGGTAATAAGATAACAGTTACAGAAAAGAAATCATTTGACGATGAAGGAAATCTTGAAGAATTATTCAGACAATTAGAATTACAAGGAGACGGATAATGCCCAAACCAGCAAAAGACGTCACAGATAAACGTGCAAAACTAATGACAATGGTGGCAGATATGGCTAAGAGTCCATCAAAATTTAGTGAAGTAATGTTAGGCCATAAACTGTTCAAATATAATCAAGAATATGCAGACAGTAAGGAAAGATTCATAGTATACAGATCAGGACGTCAGGCAGGTAAGACAATGACAACTGCTGTAAAAGCAATACATTGGAGTTATTTTGCCCCGTTATTAAGTAAGGATGCAAAAGATAAGAAAGAGGCAACCATCATTATAGCAGCACCTACACAAAACCAGGCAAGTATTATGTTCGATAGAATAAGAACCCTGGTAAAGAACAGTGAGTTTCTGTCAAAATATGTTGTAAGAAGTACGCAGACAGAGATGTGGATACAGTGGCTAAACAAACAAGGTGTAACAAAAATATATGTCAGAGCAACAGGTGAAACTGGTGTGACGTTGAGAGGTTATTCTCCACATGTTATTATTGCGGACGAATGTGCTTTCATTAAACGTAGCATCATGGTGGCATTCCTGCCATCCGGTATGGCAACAGAGGCAAATGTATGGCTGACGTCAACACCGTTTGGCAAACAAGGTTATTTTTATGAATCCAGTCAGCAGTCCAGGCCAAAGAATCCAGACGGGTTATGGAAAGAATTTCATGTCAGATCTGTAGACAATCCAAAGATTGCAAACGATCCGTTGTTCCTTGAACAAGTTAAATCATTGTCACAGGAAGAATACACACAAGAGGTAGAGGGTGAGTTCTTAGACATAGGTGATTCGCTTATACCATTCGATTTATTGATGGCTGCACATAACAGACCATGGAAACCATCAGGACATACAAGATTCTTTATGGGACTTGATGTTGCAAGAAGTGGTAGAGACGAAACTGTGTTCATGATTATAGAAGTAGACGAGGATAGTAAGATTAGAGTAGTTGAATACCACAAGGAATCACAGTCAAACATGGTAGATATAGTTGGAAGGGTTGGTGAATTAATGCAAAAATATCCATTCGAGACAGTGTATATAGACGAGACAGGACTTGGTGGTGGTGTGGTAGATCTTGCAAGAAGAAGAGAATATCCTGTGAGGGGAATCACTTTCTCTCTATCAGAAAAATCAAAAATGTATAGTAATATACGTATGATATTCGAGAATAAAAAAATAGTAGTACCACAGGATGACAAGAGAGTATTATATCAATTATCATATCTAAAAAGAGCATATACAGAAGAAGGTAAATTAAAAGTAAAGGTAGAAGAAGGTACAAAAGACGACCATGCAGACGCTCTAGCCCTGGCATGTAATGCAGTATCATTCGGTGAAGGATGGTATTATATTGACCATGGTGACGGTTGGAAGTCAATAATGGGATGATTTATATTTAGTATTAGCCTTATATTTAATATCTAAATGTATTTTTTATCAATCATTTAGTAAGAAAGTCGCCTTGATCGTCGACTGGAAACCAGGTACAGTACCACGCAGATCGTACCTCCTTTCCCTCTTTTATAAAACTTTATATAGACTGTACACTAATTATTATTATGCCTTACGGAACAGGTCTAGACACATCCTTTAACCAAGATGAACCTCAACAGAACATCAATACTCACCCTAAGAAAGTGAAAACACCAGAAGGTTTAAAGAATGTTAAACAATCCGTAGATTATGATAAAATTCAACACCTCAAAGTAGGAGAAATGGTCGCTTACAGTAAAGGACAAGGTACTATTATTAGAAAAGATGGTGCATATGTCACAATTTTTAATGAAGATGCAAATGCACATGATCAAGTCCACGCAGGAGAAACTTATATTCCAGGGGACACTATCAGCATGGGTATTATGAACCAATTATGGGACCAAATGAACTATGAAACTAGAATGGCATCACTACATAAAGCAGAAGTACAAGAACCATTACACTTTGTAGACAGAAAATGGAATGAATTACCACTTAACCTTAAAGACGTTATCAAATTAAGCCCTACTTCTGTATCAACAGGATCAAAATATCGAGGTGGAAAAAGACCAACAACAGTGGGTAATGATAAACAACAGGAACGTAGTGCATATAACCCAGGTGAAGGATATGGAGGTGGAAGTGGACAAAGTAGAACATTTACTCCAGGTGGAAAGAAACCAGGTAAAAAAGAAACCAAACCAGCAAGTGAAGAAGGTCAGAGAAGAGCACATTCAACTGGTGTTCAAAATGAACGTAAAAGAGGACAAGAAGTTATGAGTCGTGCAGCACAATCTGGATTGGATATAATGACAGCTAAACCTAAAGATGGTAAAGGCGTAACATTTGCAGATATTAAACAATCATTAAATCAAGTAGATAAATTATCACCATCATCAGTATCAGTAGGATACGGAGTAAAAGACGTACCGGCAGGAGCAAGACAAGATAAAAACCCTACAGGAAGTAAAGGAAGTAAAGGAAGTAAAGAAAAACAACCAGCAGCCAATTCTTTACTAGGACAACACGAAGCAGGAAAACAGGAACAACATGTAAGAAATCATATTGCAGTAGCAAATGCACCAAAAGCTGGATTGGATATAATGACAGCTAAAAAACCAAAGAAAGAGGATCCAGGTGCAGGTACATTCGCACAAGGTTTGGATAAGGCAACCAGTTATGGTGAACTTGCAACAGAAATTTACAAAATTAGAAATCAACTTAATAAAGTAACAGGTGGAAAAATCCCAGGAGAAAAACTTGGTGACTTGCCACAAGGTAAAAACAGATTAAAACCAGTTGTACCTGGACAAACTAAAATTGAAACTAGTGAAGGTGAAAGAACACTAACATCACCAGCAGATAGATATGGTACTAGTAGCAGTGAACGAAATTGGAAAACTGGAACAGGTCCAAGTGAGGGTGATAATGGAACTAAAAATCTCGAAAGACATTATGCTAATACTAAAGCAGGTAAAGTAGACGGTAAAACTGATTTTTCTGGTTTAGGTGGTAAAGAAGATCCTTTTGATAAAAAATTAATTGGTGGTGTAGAAAAAGTAAAACCATTGTCAGAACCAGGTGACGTGGAAGAACAAAATAATGTTAGTAGTAGACATAGTTCACATAATTCAGATAGTGACGGACAAATAGGATCAGCAAACCCATTTAAGAAATCTGACGTAGAACACGGAGCATATGGTGGAGTAGTAACTGACACACAATTCGATGCAACCGAAGACTATGAAGAGAAAAGACCAGAAGTATGTGGAAAAGAATTTGATCACAATCATCAACAAAAAACACCAAGAGATCCTAAAGAAGATGGTAAAGAAGTATTAGTAGGATACCATTCTAAAGAAGGAGACGGTGGCTCAATGTCAACTGGAACCGAAGGTGCAAACAACCCAAGATATAATGCAAAGTATGATCCAGATGAAGACGGATATAAAGAAAAAGCAATTTCATTTAGAAATAAAAATAATACAAGATATGGTCCAAGGACAGTATCGAGAGAAGAAGCAATGGAAATTTGGAAAAAGTCAGGAATAAAACCAAGTAAACCTAAAACTAGGGCAGATTTTACAGGTATGGGTGAGGGTGGCGACTATGTACAGGATACATCTGATTGGGATACACAATATACACCTGATGGCTATGAGAACCACAGTAAAGATTAGTAATAGATACTCTTATATATCAAGCCATATTAGTAATAGTTAAATATGGGCAGAAAAACTGAAATAAAATATTGTATTAATTGTGGTACTACGTTACCTGATAGATATAAAGGAAGACAAAGAATCTACTGTGGAATTTTATGTAGAAAGGCTTATACAGCCGAACATCCTAAGAAAGATAGTGATTAAACTATACGTAGACGGAGGAACGAGAGGCATGGTAATATGTCTTCATGATCCACAACGTCAGAAATATATTATTAAAAGAAGAAGAGGGGCCACTACTAATAACGATTTGGAATACCTAGCAATAATATATGGAATAGAATATGCAAATAAATATTATCCTAGAGACAGAGTAACAATACTAAGTGACAGCAAACTAGCAGTCAGTCAGATCAATGGAGACTACAAAGTAAACGGGGACAACCTAATATCATTACATAAGAAGGTATTAAGAAAGATAGATTGGCGTAGAATAGATATAAAGTGGATAAGAAGAGATGTTAATCTTGCTGGGATTCACTTGGAGAGTCTTCGGGCTTACTTACGTTCTTCACCGGATACGTCACGGTTGTAGAAGACTTAATCTCTGAAGGATTATGATTCATATAAAATCTTAAAATTCTATTAAATATAACACTGTCTGATTCATAAACTTCACCATTTTTTGTTGTTTTTCTAAGCTTTGCCAGTCGTCTCATCTTATTTTTATCTCCCCAACTGACTGATATTGTAGTATTAACTGTACCTTCTTTACGTTTCTTTGGCATATATATAATATAATACTGATATATATAAATCTTATCTCAGTTTATCTAATATTGGCCTTATGTCTATACATCTTACTGTAATCTTTCTCCACCAGAATCTATCTCTATACCAGAATGATATTGGGAACGTATTATTAACATTGTCGTGTACGCCCACAACAAAATGACGTGTTTTGTATAACAATGCATGTGCTATCTCATGTTGTACAACAGTACTGTTCTGCATTGCATGTCTGTGGCCTTTTTTATCATCAAGATACAAATCAATCTTATACTTGCCTGTCATGCCCCATGCCATGCCAAAGTTTATTTTGTGTGTCTTTGCTGTTTCATAACCATCAAAGTAATCAGGTCTGAAATCTTTTAATGGGTGTATATTTATTTCCCAAAATGTTACAAAGTCATAAACATTTTTGCCATAGTTTGTAACTATATTCCATATCATGCTTTTATACAATTGTTTGTTTAGATTTTCTGTATAGAAGTTTATTCCCATAGGTTTATATTGGACAAACAACTATATTAATCTTAATGACAAAAGAGATTCATAAGAAATCCGCAGGCATTGGAGTTCAAGCATAATGGGTACTAAACTTGTAGCAAAACGCGCAGGTACATGTCCAGAATGTAAAAAACCTTGGGCAGTAGGACAGGAAGCAAATTGGGACAGCGCTGTAAAAAATTCAGCAGGTTTCAGCGTCATGTGTATTGACGAAGACTGTTTTAAAGAACAAGGTGGAAAAATTACCCCTAAAGCATCTGGTGGTTTTAACAAACCATTCAGCAAAAGCTTTAGCGCACCAAGAGCAGATGTGACTCTCAAAGTACCGGATGTTGAAATTCCTAAAAAGATTACATCAACAGCAGAAACTTTGAAACAATATATCAAACAGGCAGATGTCCTGGTTGAGGAGTTATATAGTCTACCAGCAGGTGATCAAACACGCGGACAAATCAGATCAAAGTTCGTTGACCAACTTATCCTTCTGGATAGAGGTTAACAACTCCTCCTTTTTTATTACGTTTATATTAGGTATTAGCCTATAGTTTATTATGTATAAACCAATCACAACGGGTAGTAAGAAATTAAAACTTGGAAGGATGGAAGGCCATGTTCCAGGTATTAGATACTGTAAGGGAATATGTTCTGCATTAGCAGATCATCCTCCAATAGGAAATCAGCCAGGATCTGGAAGAAGATATGATACACATGTTTTTTGCAGCAAATGTGGATCAGGACATGGCGTATGGATGAAGAAAGAATCAATGAAGGCAAATCTAAGGTGTCCTTGTTGTAACTTTTTACCAAGGATGAAAACAAAACACAACAGAGTATTGAAGACAGGATACGAACATTCATCAGAGAGAGTAAACTTAAATCAGAGGAATGTCTAATATAGATATGGAATGTGACAGATGTCAATTTGAGATGGATAAGATGACTGTTTGCCACCAGATTTGTCCAAACTGTGGTGCCGTGGTAGACTGTTCAGATGGAGTATTTGCATGATATATCCAGCATGTAAGAGCGGTGAACATGGAAGATGTCCAATTGTTTATGCAGGACTTGTTAAATGCAGATGTGCATGTCATGTGGTGGTAGGATCAGGATGAGATACCAATGCAGAAAATGTGACTGGTCCATAGAAGGACAGACTCAGATTATGAAAGAGATTTTAAAGCATGAAAAAGAACACGAAGACAGTGTGTGATAAGTGCGGACATGGTTTTATTTTACATGGTAATGAACATGGCAGAGGTTATTGCATGGAAGGCAATGGTGAATGGTGTGACTGTACTGAAAAGGGCCTCTCTTATGATGAAGAAATAGAAAGGATTAAATAAAGTATAAGACAATAATAATCATGGCAGTATCACAATGTCCAATATGTAAAGAATTCCTAGTAGGATATAACTGGTCAAAGACACCGAAAGGAAAGAACTGGTTACAACATAAAGAGAAAGGCTGGCACAATTGTCCTAAGAATAAATTTGTAAAAAAGACAGCATCTTCACATAAGAAGAAAGGCAAGAACGGTGAACAAGGACTAGATCTGTTCCCAAAATGGGACAGTGAAGAAGCAGGTTATTATTGTTCACGAGGTCATTTCAATTCACCAACACAACCAAAAGAAAATTATTGTGTAGTGTGTGACACATCATTGACTTGTATGTTTATTGAAAGAGAGAAACATTTATAAAAAGTATAATACAAATAATATATATGTGTAACGGAATTTGTAAAAGATTATATAAAGCACATAGATATGCTCCAGGAGTTTCTATGTACATAGGTAATAAGAGATGCACACATTGTGAGAGATTTATTTCAATGGATGGTGTATACAAAAAAACAACATCAATGAATTGTAAGTGTTGTGGTTCACCAGTGAGACATACACCATATTCTGGAAGAAAAAGTATTATGCAGAAAATACCAGCCACCACATCTACAATGCATTTATATGTAGGTAATAACATATAATAAATAATGTTTAGTAAAAACGTAGTGGTTGAACTAGATAAGATTGACACGATTGTAAAGTGGGAAAACATATCAGATTTCCATATGGGTAACAATAATTTTGTAGACTCATTGGCAGAGAGAAGAAGAGATTCAATATTAGATGACCCATTTAGATTCACATCATTTGGTGGTGATCAATTGGATTTGATACTTCCAGGTGATCCTAGATTCAAATATGAATCAGTCAGGATGCAAACCAAATCCGAACAGATGGATCGATTCGATGAATTTTGGAAGGACCTCTTTGAAGAACATCAGAGATATAAATCCAAATTTGGAATAGATAAGATATGGTATGAACAATGGGGTAACCACGAATATAATTCAAGAGTAATGGAAGAAGGAGAGATGAAACGTTGGACCAAACAACATGGCACTACATTCCTGGGTTCTAAGGGATTCGTAGGCCTTGATATAAGGTTCCACGGTAAGTCACTCATGAAAAAAACATTATTTGTCAACCACGGTACAGGTGGTGGAGATGCAAAGAAAGCATTGGAAAACCTCACGGTGAACGTTGAGGCTGATGTATATCAGATGGGACACCTACACCAACCTATGGGGTTCAGATCAGATTGCCTATATTTCGATAATAAAAAGAAGAAATGGGCAACAAAAGACCAAATCTTAGTTAATTCTGGTTGTTTCACCACAGGCATTAGAGATGGTGTAGACCAATGGTTTGACAGAAGAAACAAGTTAAAGACTTCTAAACCAGGTACATGGACAGTGACATTCGATGCATATAAGCAACACATAAACCAACACGGATGATTTTTTATAAATCCATTTATAATTTTTTTATGAAACAGTTAAATATAGTTATGACGTATTAAAGTAATCTATGGAAATGATGATTAATATTCACATTGAAGGCGCAGATCAACCTGTAGTCCTATCTATTGCTAAAGCAACTGTTTTTGTACGAGAATTAGATAGAAGCGGTAAGAAATGGCATATGGGTAAAACCTGTTAGGTTAACACCTTTCACTTATTTTTTTTTAAACGTTTATATTTAGTATAGACATAATATACTCTATGAGTTCTGCAACGAAATCAATTTTAGACACTGCTTATCCGGAAAGACTATGGTCAAAAAACCTAGCCGTTATTTTAAGATGGATAGATGGTGATAAGTTACTTAAAATGAAAGACAAGGAGATATATTTTCTTGATATCGATCATCCATACATCAAACCATTTTATGACAAGTTTAATTTAGATATACTTGGCTTAGCATCACAGGCATTGATGATAGCATTGGACACAGTTCACGGTGGAAAAAAGATAGCAGTATTTCATTTTGCCAATGTTAAAATCAAATTAAAACAAGAGAGCAATATCAAATTACATAGTCTTACTACAGAACATGAAAACAAACCATTCACATTCAATGCTGTAATATTGGCAGTTGCTAAGAGACAGGCATATCCTTTGACAGGTATGTTTAAATGTCTCATATGTGATCAAGAGGAGAGAGCAGATGCAGATAGCAGAAGAGTGTTAAAGGCACCTATGTGTATGAAACCTTCATGCAAAAGAGCAAAGATGGAATTAAAAGAGGGCACTACAACATCACAATTAGTACAAGATATAGTATTACAAGAACCTATAGAAGAAATTATAGAGAATCAACCAGTAGATGTAGATGCAAAACTAGTAGATATAGATGTAGGCCATACATATATGGGACAAAAGAAAAAAATTACAGGCATATTCAGAGTAGATTATGATACAAAAGGCAAACAAAAAGACATCTATATGGATATATTGACAGTTAAGGACCTAGAGGATGTGGAAATGATTATGCCAAAGCAACAAGATCTACATGAGTGGATGAACAGAGAAGATGAAGGACTTATAGATGATATCATAGGTTCATTTGCACCACATATATTTGGTTATAGAAATATTAAATTGGCATTGTTATTGGCCATTGTAAGTAAACGAGGTAGAATTCACGAAAGAAGACGAGGATGGATTAATGCATTGCTTGTAGGTGACCCAGGAATGGCAAAATCAATGTTACTTGAAGAAGTTCAAAAGGTCACACAGAAAAGCACGTTTACCACCGGAAAAGGAAGTACTGCAGCAGGACTTACTGCAGGAATGGTGAAGAGAGATAATGGAACCAGTGTGTTGCAGGCTGGTACATATCCTCTTTCCCACCGTGGTGTAGCAGTTGTAGACGAATTTGATAAAATGAATAAAGAAGACATGGGTATCATGCACGAAGTTATGGAACAAGGAAAGGTATCACGTTCCGTTGCTGGAAAAAATGTCAGTTTGCCAGCAGTTGCCGTAACACTTGCAGCAGCAAACCCCCGATTCGGTAATTATGATGACTCTTTGACATTGATGGAGAACATAGATCTACCTACACCTATTCTAACAAGATTTGATTTGATATTTCTTATCAAAGACAAGGTAGACTCTATAATGGACTCAAAGAAATCAGATAAAGTATTGCAGGACTTTGGAGATATTACAGAAGAAAAAGATACATATATGTCAACAAAACAACTTACGTCATACCTTAACTATGTCCAGTCTCTGGATGTAGAATTGACAGTTGAAGCACAGCAAAAATTGAAAAAAATATACGAGAAACTTAGAAATATATCAAAAGAGAATAACAGCGTGCCAGTTACACCAAGAACTTTGGAATCATTGGCCCGACTTTCCATATCACACGCAAAGTTATTGTTCAAAAACAAGGCTGATGAGTCAGATGTATTGGCAGTATATGAGTTGTTTAAAGAGAGTTACCATTCATTTGGTAAGAACCTGGAAGACAGTGGTTCACAAATTACTTTAGCAAAATCTGAAAAATTAAACAAAGAACAACAATTCACAAAGGCATGGAAGAAATGTGAGAATGATAAAAAATATGTTGACGAAAAAGATTTGTATGAACTGTTAGAATTGGAATACTCTTGGGAAAGAAAACAAAGTATGAACAAATTCAACCAGATGTATGGCGGTGGTATTATTAGAAAATGTGCCAACGGAAGATACAGGATGAATGAATAGGTTTATATGTCGAACAGGTGTAATAGTACCATGAGTGAAGAAGAAAATATAACAACTGAAGTTTTGGAGATACCAAAAACTAAAGCAAAAAAAGTTAAACAGGATAAAGAAAATCCAACATCAATTTATTTAAAAGACTATGTTGGTTCCGGTGCAGGTCTAGGTGAACTGTCATACAAAAAGCTTTCAGCAGTAGGAATTACTACCGTGTATGACGTGCTTATTAGAGGCAGCAATGAGATCAGAGCATATACCGAGATGGAAGACGCAAGACTTCACAACTTGTTAGTTATATGCAAAAAAGTATTGGAGACCAACAAAAGAACACGCAGTCCAAAACTAAAAATTTCTGAGCTTAGAAAATACAGAGCAAATATGACAAAAGTACCATGTGGCAATAAAGAACTGGATGAGATGTTAGGTGGTGGTATTGAGCTAGAAGCACTTACAGAGGTGTACGGTGCATTTGCTTCAGGCAAAACACAGTTCTGTTACTCTACTCTAGTAGAGGCCATGTTTAAACATAAATGGAAGGCTGTATGGATTGACTGTGAAGACACTTTCGATCCTGAAAGATTACATCAGATTATAAAGGCAAGAGGATATGCAGATGACATGTCAGAAGATGAAATAGATGAATTCATAGATCAGAACTTGCAATATACACACACTCCAAACACCGATACAGTTGTAGAGGAAGTACAAAATCTCAGCGCAAAATTAGTAGAAGATGAGTCAATAAAACTTATCATTATAGACGGTGCAACAGGCCAGTTTAGGGAAGAATATCTTGGCAGGGGAACTCTAGCTTCAAGACAACAAAATCTAGCAAAGTTTATGGGAGTACTAAAAAATAGTGCATACTTCTTCAATGTAGCAGTACTAATGACCAACCAAGTATTGACAAACCCAGCACAACAGTACGGAGATCCTATTGTGCCAGTAGGTGGACACATAGTAGGCCATGCAAGTACATATCGTCTATACTTTAAGAAAGCAGGGAAAAAACGTTACGCCACTGCAATAGACAGTCCAAAACAAGCAGTGTTTGACTGTGAGTTTGTATTAACTGACAAAGGTATCGACAACCCTTAATTAGGAGGAACACCCTCCCTTATATATGGGAGCAGTTACTGCAAAAAAACCTAGGACCAAATCTAATAACAGAGCAAAGATGCGATCAAGCAACAAGGTCGCGATTGAATACTTAATAAAAATGGGCTATACTGATATCACTTTAAGGACTCATTGTAGACATAAAGATATGGTGTACAACAAGGATAAAATATACAGAGCCACAGACTACTGGAACCTGTTTGACGGTATGGGTTTTAACTCAAAGGGGAAACTAATATTTCTACAATTCAAAACAAATGCATTTCCACCTAGCGCACCTATAATATCATTCTGTAAGCAGTATAAACAAAAGGCCCTATCTGTAAATGTAAAAACTAAAATAAGAGGAAAACCAACTATACTTGTAAGGGAATATGACGAAAAAACAACATGACTGCTGCACCTGCAAAAAAAAGGCTAAAGAATATGAAAAATATATGGACCTGTTATCAGATGGATGAGATTATTGGGCAGGGGGAACGCCTAGCATTAAAAATATTATCAGAAATATATCCAAAGGCAATACTAGCCAAACAAGTACCTTTAAGAGAGTTATTATTTGAAGAATATAGAGATGATATGGGTGAAAGAGCAAAAAAAGAAACAATAGACATAGTAATATTTGACGAGTATGACACAATAGCAGTGAGAGTACAAGATGACAGGCATAAAACAAAAAATTTTGGCATCATAGATCAAAGACAAAAATACGACTTAGAAAATAGTGGAGTAATTGTCATAGATATATGGAAATCTGATGCACCATATCTATTTAAAGAAAAAAATATAGAAAAATCTACTGAAGAAATAAAAAAAATATTTTCTGATTATTTAGAATAAAAAAAATGCCTTCCTATTTATACATATTAGGATCGGCTTCTTTGTGTTCTTCCTCGCCATGAGGAGATAGAGCTGCGACTATGCCTATATGATCCACTTTTTTGCGTAACATCATAAGCAGGATCTCCATCTCAAATATGGTTAAATGATCTGATTCGTCGTATTTTGCCAACATCTCATCAACGTCGTCAAACATCTTACTAACTAGGTCAAATCTTGGAGGTGGTAGTTCATTTTCGACTACTTCTGCTTTAAGTTCTTCTTCTGCCATGACTTATATAATAACAGAAGTCTAATTTAAATGTTTAGAAAAAATCAGTAGTCAGGCTCATAATCCACATCTGCCTCAGTTTCAAACTCCTCATCACAATGAGGACATTGAACTAGAACACGTGCTGTGAACTCTAAACCCAACTTTCTGTCTCCATGACTTTTAACATAGTAGTTGCCCCACTACGTTTGGCTTGTCCTTCGGAATTGTTGAATTCCACTTCAATCCTTACAGGATATCCATGTTCGTCAAACAAATCCATATGCCATTTCTTTACATTCTTTGCTCTGCCTTTAGAATCAGTAACCACTACGGGTTTGCCTGATTTCTTATCGGCTTTACAATAATGTATTGTTTTTGTACATTTCATATCGAAACCTCTCATTACTAAATCCTTATCCACATTCAGCATATTAATTTTGGTGTGATCAATATTGTCAATTAAATCATATGATTTTTGACAAACGCATGGTCTACATATATTTCTCCTTGTATGTAACTGTGGTATAAATACTTCACAATATTTACATTTATTATTTCTTATTTTTATCATTCTAAATCATCATTAGGAACTTGTATATCATCTAAAACACTATCATAACACTCTATATCATGCGACCTAAGTTCTCTACATGGTCTACATGTATCTTCTCTTTGAACATTCATATGCATACTTTGTGGCATAATTGCATAACAATCCCTACATTTCATTTGTTTCTATCGGTGTGCATATGTGTCCGTCACTCCAGCTAATTCCACTAGGTGTTCCATGATCGCTGTAATATTCTTGACCACATTCACACTTGTAATATTTTAATTCATTCATGGTATTATTACATCTCCATGTTTATCACAGAAACCTACCCATGTGAATTTATTACATTCACAATCTATGCACTCCCCATGACCTTTTTGAAAATTAGGCTTGTGGGAATTGACTATATCCATGCTACTGCCACCAAAATGACCACATGAACACATCTCAAACGTTGCTTTGTCCATATCTATTTTATATTCGTTCATTTATATTTCATCTCTATTCCTTCTCATCTTGTAAAGTTGATGACATGGCATACATTGGCTTATACCACCATGACTTATGACTATAAGGCTAGGCACAAATGTTTTACAATCTCTACATATCATTTCTTATATTTCTTTTTAAGCAGGGAATACATTATCATTCCTACATTAACAATACTAACAATCTCTATAAGGTCAACGCCATAAAGAAGCCAATCCAATACAGGATGGACACGACTAATAATACCTGCTTCAAGCATAATATCAGCGTTCCATACCATATGAGGTATCTGTATGAATTGTATTATGGCTATTAATATGACAGATCCTAGTATCTTGTTTTCATACCAATTCCAAAATTTATTCCACATATTCATCATAATCTTTAAAGGTTAAATAACTAATATAAGTATATGTACATGGACTTTAGGCTACACGACGACCGTGACTCCAAAGAACACGGTGTTACACTATTTGAAGGCAAGGGTAGAATATTGGTGTATTTAAACCACCATGAAAACATAGAGGATATATATTCAACTATTCAGCACGAATGTATTCATTGGTGTCTAGGCAAATATAACCATGTTGAGATTGACGACTACCAAGAACATGACCTAATTTTCAGGACTATGTGGGCTAATGACTATATTCCAGATGAATATGATACCCATACCTATTAAGAAAGCAAAAGGATAGATAAGTATGGATAAGGAACGACTAAGTAATCCCCTTAAACTCGCCATTCTTGTGTCGCCTCCATAACTTGATCTATCGTTTCATTGACCATTCTACTAGATACCACATCATTCATGTCTATATAACCATGAAGTAAATGTTCGTGATCTCTTATTGCACGTTTTATTTCTATTTTAGCTTCCATGAATCTTTCTTGTAGATTAATATCTTTTGGATCTTTTTTTAATCTTGTTTGCAATTCTGTGGCTAGATCACATATACATAATAAGATTGATCTTCTCTCATACAAGTTTTCTCGTAACTCGAAGTTTTTTACATCATCTTGTGCTTTCTTGTGTATGTCATCAAATGGATTATTCAATGTCTTTCTCCATTTTTCTACGAATTTCGTGCAACTCGTCTATTGGAAAGGTTGAAGATCTTTCTTTACCCAAAGAACGTGGGGTAAATAGAGTGAACAACCTATCCCTTAATCTTGTAATTGTTTTAAAACTGTTCATTAAAAAAGGGGTTAAATGGGTTTAGCCAATATTGGCACTCCCATTATGTTGAGAATAGATTCAGCGTCTACTCTAAATTTATTCTCGATTCTCCCATTGTTGTCAATGGTAAAAGTAAATCCATTACCAACTACATCATAGGCAATTTGTAGTAACGGTTTGCCTTGTTTGTAGTGAGTAGATTTTCTACTTCTATTTGACTTTCTTGTAGTGGTTGATCCTACAAGTTTGGCAGATTTAACTGCCTTTTTCTTGCTAGATTTACTAGCGATTTTTGTCTTTGACATTATCTAAATCCAACTTTAATACATTTTGTGCATTATATCTAAGTTGGTCGAACTTTTTATCGTTCTCGAATCCTGTCCACCAATTTTGTTTGCAATCCAATGATTTTTCTTTCTCTTGGTGGTCTATAAGTTCTTGGTCGCCATAAGAACCATAGTATTCAAAGTTGTTTTCACATTCACTTTTTCCGTGAACTGACCATCTGCCTTTACATCTGATTAGATGTTTGGGTTTCATTGTCTATTTTTCAACTCCACTAGCATCCATAGCCAACGTGCCAATTTGTCATCATGCCATGATTCTAACTCATCTTGAGTTTCTCTATGCATTGGAATGAATCTGACATCTTTCTCCAGATTCATTATGTCTTTGATGATTTTGTTTCTTGTGTTGTTATTTGTGTTCATTATTAATTCCTCATCTGTCTAATAACTACATCTCGGAATTTCTTAATAACTGTTTTCTCAGTATCTTCCATGTCCATTGTGGTTATGTAACCTGATTTGCCAAACATTGTTTCCATTGAATCATCTCGACCTTCTTGTCTTCTACTAGACCTCATACCTATACCGATACCGAACACATTAACGTTCTTCTTTCTAGCCTGATTAACGTGTTTCCTGACTTGCTGTTCAGGTGTCAAGTTGGGTTCACTACTACTATTTGGATAACCATCAGTACATACAATGAGTAGTTTCTTCTTACCTTTCATACCTGCTAGTTTCTCAAGGGAGAAATTAACACCATTAGGAGTAGGAGTGCCACCACCAAATATACCATTTGTTTGAATTGCACTTAGGTCTTTACGATCAGCAACTTCACATGCAGAAGTATAAGTTTCTGTGCCTGACCAAACTACACCTTTAAGTTTGACATTATTTATTCCCTCTATTGACTTGAATAATACTGCCATCATGTTTCTTGCTATACTTATTGGTTTGCCTGACATTGATCCAGAGGCGTCTATTGACACTACAACTGCCAAACTGTCATTAGGAACTGACTTGATATGTATATCGCCATAACCTCTTGACTTTCTTCTGATTACAGCAGGTATTGATATATTATCTCCTGTATCTGCTATTTTTGGTTTGCTTCTAGCCTGAAGTAATTTGAATATTTTGTTGAGTTGCCTAGCAATCCTCATGTTTTTATATTCTTCGTTATAATCATAGTTAGGGAATCTTTCAGTTCCCTTATACTCTCTTATTCTATCGTCGCTGTTATCAGAATTGCCTCTACTTTGTCTTGCATCTTCTTCAATTTTCTTTCTGATCGCTTTGATTTTCTCTTGAGCAGAATGTTTTGATTGATCTAGTTGCTTCTCAATGTCTTTCTTGTTTTTACTGTTGAAATCCTTCATCTTTTCTCTCATATCTTGTTCTGTTTCTTCTTCGAGTTCTTTCTTATTGGTTAGTTCTCTATGATCACATTTACGATTCTCTTTGAATTGCTTCTTGAATAATGCATCAAGTTTAGGTTTTGATGTTATTGGCTTTTTTGGATCACTAGCTCCACCTTGTGGATTCATTCCATTGAACTGCTTCTTTAACCAAGGATTTACAGTAGTCTTTATGTAGTGTTTTGCTAATAATATACTAGCGTCATTATCTCGTTTTTGTATCTTGTCAATCACATATTTAGCGTCGCCAAACGTTCTTGTTACACAATCATTTCTAAACTCTCTAGCACAATGTAACGCTTCGATAGGATTCTTTGCCTTGTGGGATTCTGGTTTGAGTTTGCCCATACGCTTTCTTGCCTGAACAAATCGTTTGCCCGTTCCAAGATAGATAGCTCCCATTAGTGATTCTACTCTATGGTCTTCAATTATATTGAATACTGACCTATATATTTCAAGTGCTTTGTCTTGGTGTCCTTTAGGTATTTCTGATAGTTCTTCGTTAATATGTAAGTTAAACATATTATTGAAACTGTCAAACGCATAATGACCTAATTCATGGTTAAATGCAGTATATCTATTTAAACCTGCAACGGGTTTCTTAGGTATATTTATGATAAACTTGGGTTTGCTTCCACCCTCGTTTGCCTGAAAGATGTAATTCTCGCCATCTTGTTCCGTTACTTGTATATCTACACCTTTAACAGCACTAAATATGGATTTGGTTTTATCACATAGAGAGGAAAAGGATAAGACGGGTTTTCCATCTACCCAATCTACTTGTCCTATCTTTTCTGGGTTTTCAGAATAATCGACATCTGATTGACTATAATCGACTTCTGGTATATAATCCCAGATTTCTTCATCTCCATACAACTCGCCATCTGTATTTGTCTTATCTATTTCCATATCTATGTTCCTCTTTCCTAGTGTTATACGTTCACTCCAAACGTGTCTTGAGCTCTTGATCTCACTACTTCTCGTTCTTCAGCGTCAGCATATTTGATTAACAAACCACATTCAATGGCATTAATCAAACATTCATCTGGAGATAGTTTCATTGTTAGGAACGATCTGTATAGTTTCGTAAACAATGCTATATCTCTTACAGATATAACGTAATCAATCTTGGATTCTTTCTTCATAGACAACGTATCAACTGCCAATGACAACAAAGGTTGTTGTATGTTATCTTCGTCAATATCTGTCCAATCGATTACTTGTGCTATCTGGTCGCTTGTAGGGTATTCAATTACCTTTCCAACGAATCTTGATCTCAAATCCTCGTTCAATGGATTGACACCTGAATAATAGCTTGGATTTTGTGTTGCAATAATGGTAAACTTCACACCATCATCTAAAGCATATCTCTCGTTATTGACATATATGCAACGTCTATCATCTATTACAGGATTCAACATTTTCTGTATCTCTGGATCTAATGCGTTCAATTCGTCAAGATACAAAACTCCTCGCTTGTTCTTTGACTTGTTAGCACATAATATCGCAGTAGGCAACACGCCTAGTTGAAATACCGAATCCCCGTTATAGAGATGTTCACGACCTAATATGTCGCCCATTGTAGTTCCTGAACTACAACTGAATGTAACTAACGATGTATCGGTTTTTGCACAGGCTTCTGTAACTGCCATAGTTTTACCGACACCTTTCTCTCCTTCCATGAGAAAAGGTAACCCGTTCTCTATTGCATTTTCCAGCATAGAGAGTTCGTTACTCATCTCAATGTATTTGCCAAATCTAATTGGCTTGTAGAGGTCGAAATTTACGGGAACAGTAGGAATCTGTCCTTCGATTTCTTTTCTACTCATAACAACTCTCCGAATATCATGGTTTGTATAGCAAAAAATGCCATGACGAGTGTTGTCGTATTGAATGTATTTACGCTATTCATTATAAGTTTTGTAAAGTAATTCTCTCATACCCTTATCTTTTAGTTTAAATAGAGAACTTCTATCAATATAATTCCTAGAATGTCCAACATGATGACTATGATTCTCATCTGTCTTATCGCTTCCAAAGTCAGAATCTGTCCAATTATTGTGCATATCAGCACAAGTTTCTGGACTATAATTGAAGTTACATGTACTTTCTGAACATGTCCACATATAGCTGTCTTTATTCCATATTACAGAATTACGACATAATGGACAAGTATAGTCTTGAGGTTCGAAGTTAGATTGATATATACGTCTACTAGAAACTATGTTGTTTTTAGTGCCTAATTTGTTTATTTTTACTGTGAACAAGTCATGAGCAAATGAACTTTCCAAATCAATCGCTTCTTCTCGACCACCAAATGTGATCTCATACTCATATTTTTTAGTCCACCCATGTGGTCTTAGCCTAATTGATATAGGCACGTTGTTATTGTCATCTCCTGTTTGTCGATACCAATAACCTTTCTCATTCCAACCAACGCCTCTACCTCTAACTAACACATCTGGTCGATAGGAGCTGGTAAAGTTATTATGTTTTATTTTTTGCATAATCGTAATAAAAAGTACAGGTGGTTAGCCTGTGAAACTAAATTCGTCAGCTTGTTCTTTGGACAAACCGAACTTCTTAGCGAATAATTTGACACGCTTCATGAATCGTAGATTATTTCTCTCTCTACTATTAGTTGCGTCTTTCCATCTTCGCCATGTTCTTTTCTTGTCAGATCTAGGTAACTTAACACCTGTTTCTAAATCTATTCTTCTTGACATAATCATAAATTGTTAGATGACGTATCTACGTTCTTTCTAACAGTAATGAAGCACTTTGGTTGTAGTTGCTCATCTACCATAGTCTTTCCATCTCAGAACAAAACAAATCAGTTTGTATCTGTTCGTCATCAATATCTTTTTGGAATCTTTCAATCATCTCGTAATCTTCGTGTATTTGAGGGGATTCTATTACATCTAGACTTGTACTATTTAGAGCCTCATAGGTTTTTGTATCACAAGTATTACAAAAGTAGATATTGAATCTGTCGTCGTTATCGGTCGATATATATCTAATCCTATGATCCTTCCCATTTGGACATTCGATCGTCAATGTCTTTTACCCTCTAGGAAGTCAACTGCACTACCATAGCCGTGTTTTTCGAGTATGACTTTCATTCCTCTGTCCTGCATAGCTCCTAATGTATCAATGAATGTCATATTTATCTCTCTTGAAAAGTCTTTATGAACATCTTCAAGATTCTTACAATTTGTGAAAGGCTTGACCATTTTATTGTAACTATTTATACCTGCCTTTATTAATTCCTCATTCATTTTGTGGACAGATAGACCTGTTTTCTTACCATACCAATCATAGAATTTATTATATGAATCTTTACGAACTTGTGATACGTCTTTCATTACAGCTTCATATCCCTCGCCCTCAATTATCTTTTTGATGGATTCTATCTCGTCATCATCTAAATCTCTGCCATATATGTCGGTCATGGTAACTTCTCACTCTCCATATTTTCGCCTTTATAATCTTCCATGAGTTTTAACTCTATATTACCATCTTGCTCGAATATCATGTCATACATGGCATTATAATTGGCATCTCCTTTCTTAGTGTTACCTTGAACGATAACTATATCCTTAGATGACGGATCATTAAGAATATCTCCATAACTGTATTGTTTCAATGGCTTTTGAGTTGTTTTCATACTAGCCTCTCCACAAAAACAATATGCGTCAGGATTCTCATGGTAAACTATGCTCTTTAAGTAGTCCATTGGAGATACATCTTGTCCTTCTACTTCAATAGGCACGACACCGAGTTTCTTAAGACCTTTTACCCATAGGAATACGAGGGGGGTTGCTCTAGCTTCAGTATTAGTAAGATTTTTATAAACATCAGTACATATACCATAGAACTTGTCAGTAGTGAAACTGTCTTTTGACACCTCATCAGTACGTTCATGTGAAATACTAGCCATACTTCTCTCAATACACCTTGCTATCTCGTTGTCCTCACTCTTATTATGATGGACAGCTTGTTCAAGCAAAGCCAAAGAGGCATGGATAACATCTTTATCATAGCCGAGTTTTATGAGTTCCTTGAAGCTATCTTGAGGATCAACATTCCTAAACATTAGGCTTTGTAGCTTTTGAGCACATTTTAGTATTTGCTCTTTTTGTTCATCTGTAAATTCATTCATCATCATTCTCCTTATTCAATAGATGTTTTATTTTGTCTAATGTATTACACATTATCATATAATCACACATGACTTATCTCCTTATCATTCAAGATGTAACTAACAGGGTGGTCAGTTTTCCATGTTTCAACTGCATCTCTGTCGGGGTGTACTGCATTAGCTAAATATCCTCTATTTTCACAATGCCAATGTGTCATACTTGACCACTCTCACTAGGATTTACAGGTATTTCCTTATCTGTATTCTTATCATCTCCCCATTCGGAAACATGTGATTCTTGTAGATGACAATAGTAACAATTAACAACACCAATAGAGTCAGAATGAGTTTCACAATGGTTATCATTCATCTCTCTACTGCATGTATTACAGGTTTTGACGTTACCTTCTTGGTCTTTGGTTTTCATTTCCACTCCTCTAACACATCATCACTAAATTCTTTTCTGTTGTTCATTTTGTGCATGTGATCTACCTCGTCAATCATATCACGAAGATTATTTGATTTTATGTCGTGGTTTTTAGACACATATTCCAAGTCTTGACAAGTAGGTGGACATTTTGAATGGTCGCCATTTCTATGACTCACAAATGCACTTAAACATTTGGCAACACCAACTCTTTCTTTTTCAGAAAGTCCCATTCTACCTAGTTCTTCCCATTGTTCGTCTAATGGTTTGCCTTCTTTTGCCCATTTCATCATTTCAATACTAGCATTAACCTGTCTTTCCATTTTATCTTTCATTTTGTCATTCATTTTCATCTACCTCATCAGCATATTCAATGAACATACTAGAATAATCAGTATCAGATAATCTACTGATTATTTTCATACTAAACTCCTAGCAAATGCCAAACTGATACTCCTAATAAATCCCTGTTGGTCTTGTTTTGCTGTTATATATGTTGTGTTATATTTCATAACTGTAATATTTGATATAATCTGTCGAACTGCTCGACGACGGTTTTATTTTGCGTTCGGGGTATTTAAACCCACCGAACACCAATTCGTTTAATTTAACTTTATCCATGTTGGTGTATCACGTGACTTCCATTTTAATAGATGTTGCTTTTCATTGTTATAATATTTACGATATGAAGCAACAGGACATGTAGCTATCTTACACTCATCAGGCATAGCAAGTGCAAACGGTGTCATATCTATATCTGGTAAATCTGGGTATGGCAAATCTACTATTGCGTCCCATGATTTATGATTAACATTTTTATCATATCTATACACATATTCTTTATTAAGAGCAAATGTCATATTGTATAGCCATTGATAGTTTTGTTTGCTTTCACGAACCCATTTAGCACATGGGTGGTTTACATGAGTAGCCTTGTATGGTATCTCATAGTCTACAAGTGTATTAGGTTGTAGATGATGTGCAGTACACATGAGCTGGGCATGTTCTAGTATCATTTTTACAACATGTTTATCAGCATGATATTCAGCACATTTTTCTGGTTGTTCATCTAGTATAAATATGTTCATTGATATAACTACTAAAAATATTCATGGGTTTTACTATCATCTCTAAATACTGTAACAAACGTATTATTCATTTCATCATCTGAAATCCATATATCATGTAATTTTTCACATAAATTACACCTAAGGTAAAGACAATAATTGCCTTCTTCTTCACTATATTCAATATCAACCACCAATAATCTTTGACCTGCTAGATCAATATTAGAGTTATCTTTGAAAAGATCATCTTCTCGTGAAGCATGTGTGCCTCTAAAAATAATAGTATCGCCAACGTCTATTTTGTATGGTTTTATATGTTTAAGCATGTTAATTTAAATTGTATGGTTTTGATGTTGCTACACATGAAAGCAGGACATATGTCAACTGTTACTCTAGGAAAGAGTGTGTTAAGAAAACAACATTGGGCTGGAAAAAGTAAAAATCATGAAAACTATGTTTCCATCTTTTGCGATTAGTTGCCCTATGACACCAAAACACTATTCTCGGAATCTCCGACAATGATAGTGGGCATGGATATCGTATGAAACAACAATACCAAACCTGAACCTATTAAAAACGATTCCATACCCACCATTATCATCTATGTATCAAATTATTTGATTACTAAAAAGAGAGGATATTATTCCTCTTTGATTCTGTGATCCTTTTGTGGTATGTGTACACCAAGACCTTTCAAGAACTCAACTGTTTCTGGTTCTGAAGCCTGTTTGATGTAGGTTGTGAATACCAATCCTTCACTTTTTGAGTAATACTTTCCTGTGAATAGGAAGGTATTGAAGGCTACGCTTTTCCACAATGCTTTAGATTGCTTGAGTTGCTCTGCCTCACTTTTGGTTTTATCAACCAATTCAAAACTGCTATCTATTCGTGGCATATTTAAGATGTACGCATTACCAACCGTGCCATCTTTCTTAACGTGTGGAGCTGATACGCTAAGACCATTTTTGCCTGTTCCAAACTGTTTTACTATTGCTTTTAGTATATCGAAGCAACCAATAGGCTGTGTTTCAACTGCTTCAACTACTGTATTGGACACTCTACTTGTTTGGTAATTGTAGAATGCTGGTTGTGGTTTTACTTCTTGTGCAGGTGCAACATTAGAAGGGGATTTTTGTTCGCCAGATATGAAAGAGTCTACTTTCTCTAACATATTATCAAGGGCAACTTGTGATTGCTTTCTTGATTCTGACAATCGATCCAATGAACTTTTTTGGTGTTCTAACATGGATTCAATTTGGGATTCCAACTGATTCATACGAGATGTAAGAGTTGGTTTTTTGTTATTTGACATAACTGTAATATTCAATGAATTTGTAATAAATAATAAATATATTTAAATTCCGAAATCGATTTTTCGACGACGAGTATTTGCGACTGACGTATTTAAACCCGACGGTTGCCCATTGTTAATATTATACATATTTATATTTCCATTTAATAATACCATGTACTGTATTAACATAGATTCTATTTGTAACAGATCTAGGATTATGCCATTGTTCATGTTGGGAAGCCCTATTTTCCCATAAATCATCACAAGGCAGTTCAGCACTACATAGGTTACAAACTGCTATCTTATCTGTCATGGTTATATATTCCTGCTATTCTATTTAAATCAATAGAATCGGGGTGTTCTAATACCAATCTCTCATACTGACAGGATATACATTTGCAGTTCAAGAAGAATCTCCCTCTATCTCATGTATTGTGTCGTATTCTTCCTCAAAAGAGAAACAATCGGGACATCTATTCATTCTAGGAGCTCCAACCCAAACATAGTCAGTATCTATCCAATTTGTATTACAATCAGTACACAATACAAAAGATGAGAAATCACTATGAAATTCCCTAATAAGAGATGTGTCACTCATTATCTAAATCCCTCATTGATCCACCACACCCACATTGGCATGATCTATGTCCTGAACAGCACTCACATACACCTACAAAACAATTAGTGCACTCTTGTTCATGTTCCCAATCTATTGCTTCAATACCATCTAATGTAGCTGGTAGGGTTTTACTCATTATCCAATTCCCTCATCTGATTTTCATTTATAATTAGTTCGGGATTAGCCGTGTTTTGCCATGATATTAAGCCCTTATCATGTCTTAACTTATATAAACGATCGGCACTACGATAGAAAGGAGAATTAGTCAAAATACTCCTCACTATCATTAACATATTCCTCAGCGTCTACAAAGGCTATCTCATTATCTTGAGAATAAACGTCTAAAAGTGCGTTTTCAATACTCTCAAAATGAATGTCGGCATTGTTAGTGGTTAGGTCACTACCCATTGGCTTACTGTTGTCAGTATCCATCTCGACGTTGTAATAAATTAATATACACAACTGTCGTGGATTTCGAGAACGTGCTGATTTTGTGACTGTGGTATTTAAACCCAGCGACTGCCCATTGTTATTGTATATTTGATTTTTTAATACAAAAACACTCTAGGCATACGGGGACACTATTACATTTAAAGAACCTAACACTATTAGGGCTCAAATATTTGCTACAATCCCCACAAAAGAGGAAAATACAGGTGTTACTCATACTACCTCTCCACAGGCAGTACACACATCTACCCTATTTTCTTCCTCGCCATCAAAATGCCAATCCTCTACTGTATCTCTATGTGGGCATGGCACGGCACTCTCTAATTCCTCTACTCTATCATTCAAATTGTCTATCTTACTAGCCAAATGATTTAATATAGTAGATAAGGATCTATCTGTCCATTCAGGTGTGTCGGTCATGGTAAATCCCCTAATTCTATGTGTTTTCTCATATACTGTCTAGCAGTATGATTAGGGCAAAATTGTTCGTATTCCCCATTACATCTACCACCATTAGCATCAGTTGTGTGTGATGTGGCACAACCTTCACATTTATATTTATTATCACAGATTTGACACAAATGAATGCCACTACAAAAGGGTGGAATGTTACTCATTGAGTAACAGCTTCCCCGACATATGTAACATTTATGCCAGATTTTGTGAGAATCTGTTTAAATGCTGGAACATTCTCTTTTCGAACGTATCTGATATAATAGCCACGTTTTGGAATTGCTCTGATATAGGAAGCAACGTGTTTATAAAGTGCTTCTGGGAGGCGACTATCCTTTAAGAAAGATATGTTACCATTATCCTTCTGTCTAAATGTTACTGATACACCAGCACATTGTTCTTTAAGGTCAGCGATTGTTGATTTGACCTCAAAAGTAGAAGCAACGCTACTATCCTTTTTTATAGTTGCTTGTTTTGGTTTTTCGGTATTGTTAGTGGTGTGGTCACTACCCATTAAATTACTAGCAAAAGTAATCATTTCCCGATTGTAGTAATCTAATACACACAATTCGAGTGATTGTTTTCGCATTTGGTCAGCATTTGTGCCTGTGGTATTTAAATCCAGCGATCCCCTATATGTTAAAACATAAGGAGCTATCTATTATCTTTTTTAATACCTTATACACAATACTGTACTCTAGCTACTAATACATTGTATTATATATCTCTTTTATAGAGTGCTTCTCTATCCTACAATCTATCTTTTACATTGTAACACGCTACGTATTACTACCATGCTACCATTACAATGCTCGATTGCGATTCAGTTCGAATCTGCTGACCATTCGTGCCTACGGTATTTAAACCCATCGGTCGCCCTAATGTTATTGTTATAATGAGTATATGTATGTATAACATATAGGGCAGATAGGTTTTTATTGCTCAGGCACATGCCACGCCTGATTCGTGACTAGCCATGCCTACCTCACGCCTGTGGGCAGGGCTTCCTATATACACCCCCCCTATATACACCACTCCCACATACACACCCACATACACACCCCCATATACACCACGCCTACCTCATGCCTAGCCCATGCCTAGTCATGCCTACCACATGCCTACCACATACCTAGTAGGCAGGGGGTTTCTATTATTAGCATTACCTATACACATAGCATGATGTATTGTTCGTGTTATTGTACGTGGTGTGATACCATTCGTTCCTAATGATATAGGCATTTATCCCCATATTACCTGCCACGTACTCCCCCTATATATACCTACGTTTTTTAGCGTAGCGAGGCACGGTAGGCACGAATCCCTAATAGGAACATTTTCACACTATACAGTTAGGTTTATATAGTGTCGCAAGTGCACATGGAAAATATTAGAAATTTAAACGTTTATAAGAGAATTATAAATCTTTGTTAAAATTTAGAGAGGAGAGAGAAAAAATACAGGAGGGTTTATATTATCATTAGCCGTATAATACATGTGTACCGTACAACTGTCAGAAGTTATTTGTAACATTCGTCCTATTTCGTTACACTGTACGGTCCACGCGTTCGTACGTCCTTGGCAGGACTACACTTCGTTTTGAGGCCGGAAGCCTCATTACTCCCGGTGTCCCGTGGTTGGTTACCTTTAACAATCGGGGCACCACTTGATTTATATTGCCTATCAACCATATTACAGTAGGTAACATGAATTACGATTGTCAAATTTGCGGATATCCGTCTGCACACCAGATATGTACTCCGTGTACAAATGCCTACGAAAGGGGGATGCAATCACGTCAAGTGAAGTTAAATATCAATAAAAAGAAAAAAGTAGATATATATAGCATAAAATACAATATGGGTAAATATTTCACAAGTATGCGTTCACTGCCTGACGTAATCGAGATGAACACTCCTACGTATACGGATTACTGTGCAATCAACAACAAGTTACCCACACGCCCCCCTTACGAACAAGGTGATTCCCTGACTACTGTTAAAGGTGTCCCTATAGTGTTAGTAAATGATCGTGCTTATGGTTATGTTTTTAGAGATTCGTCCTTCGGACGATATGTGCCCTGATTTTAGTTTTATAATACTATATATACCATCTATATATACTCTGACCTTGTAGTATAAACATGCCAATGGATTTGAAAGACATAGTAAAAGAGTTAGAGATGGACGGTGAGTCTAAGGAAGTATTGTCGTTTGACACAGTGATAAAGATAATATCTGACGAAGATGAGGATATCATAGAGACAATGTCTGACATGCCTGCCTTGCCAAAATTATTAAGACAGGTACACAAGGCCGGTTTTTGGCATGGTGCAGAGTTCGGCAGACAGGTATTCCTAGAGATAATGGAAAATGATAGAAAGGTAGAAGTTCTTAAAAAATCAGAATCGATGGATTTTTGATAACCGCAAAGCTATTATAATGCGCAAACGTATTTAAAGCATGTTGATTAAGCTTAACCCTGGATTAAAATGTAAGGGATGTGACAAGAGAATGTCTATTGCCAGTGACAGAGCTGGTTCTGTTAACCTGGTATTGGTTGAAGACAAGCCTATACCAAAGGGTGACTTTGACTGTTATATAAACTGTGAACATTGTACTAAGGAACATGTAGGTTTTGGATTCATACGCAGTGGTGAATTCAAGGGTATACATGAATATAGAGAATTATAATCATGGAACCAAAAAAATTCCGTGGCTCCGCCACGAAGAAACCTGACGGAACATGGCATGTTGAATTAGATGATAATTTTAAACGACAACTTGACGACCTGTGCCCTGCTGACAAAGCAGAGATAGAATTGATTATGCAAGGCCTGCGAGACGGTAGTATAGACGTAAACGAGTTAGGTACACGTATGTGCAGTTACTGTGGTGAGCCTAATAACAATAAAGAAAGTGTAATGTGCGACAAATGCGCTAATGAGTTAAAATGAACTTAGACGGCCAAAGGATTTTGATTCATCAGATAGTGTTCTTGACCTTTGGTATTCTGTACTTTTCACAAAACGGTCATCCTCTCGACGAATAAACTTTCTTTCATACAAATTCCTGCATGGACCGCATAGTTCCTTGGTCCCCCTTAAAGTCACCTTACAGTAGTTACAAATAAAAGGTCGGCTGATGCCGACTAACACGGTTTTGGACGTATCCAGCCATGTGGCATGGTTACTACCCTCTTCCTGAGTTATTATATGATTTGCTATGTGCATTTCTATCCTCCAATGGCTTTACGTCTGATGGATTTAATTCCCAAGTGTCTACTGTGCATTTTATATTTCCGCATATGCCCCATGTGCCTCCACGTAGAGTCTTATTCGTTTGCAAACCACACTCAGGACATTTTATCATCTAGATGGCAACCCCACTTGTACGTCTTTTGCAAAGCAGTTGATACAAGTCTTGCTTTTTGTAAGTGGCATCTCTGCCTCGCATATCCAGCATCTTGTCATTTTCAATTTCCTTTTACCTCCTCTAACAATGCCTTGATTTTTAGAATATCATCAGGTAAGCCAATCAGGTATATTGGTGCTATCTGACCTGATATTTCAGTATTAGGTATTCTTAATGTTACGTTGTCTGATACATCAATTTTCATTTTCTACACCTCTCGCATTCTGGTTTTGATTTATCATCAAAATGAATTTCTACATTGCTTGCAAAGCAAACATGACATAAACCCATCATCTATATACCTCTCCCTGTTTGGCAGGTTTTTGAGCCATTTCTGACTCAGCCTGTTCGATAAGACTATCTAAAACTTTTAGCCTGTATTCTTTCATTTCTTTTGTGGTACCTATTTGACCTGGTAAACCACTTTGTAATTTTTCGCTCGATACTCTCGCTCTAACTTTTAACAAATCTGCGTGGTGATCGGCTGCTAATTTTTCATCATTCCACATACTTAATATACGTCAATCACAAATATAAACGTATGGACATAGGCTCGCCTAATTTAGACAGATCCATTCCGTGCAAACTTTGTAGAAAAACAGCAGTGGGTGCTGGAGGTGGATGTTGTGCAGACTGTATGATTTCCATATTGCTTGAAACGCAAAGGAATAAATATCCGATAAGCATAAAGGAATTGGAGAAAAAATGGAAAATAAGTTAGACATGTTAGTCGAAGAAATAGAATTACTTTCCAACGTAATTACAAAACTTAATTTCGATATGGAAGGTTTGAAAGAAGACAACGACAAACTGGTTGAAGACAGGCCATTCATGGTAAGGCAGATCCAGGCAAATGAGAAGAAACTCTTCAAATATGCAAAAGAGATAGGCAAGAAAATGGAAGTAAAACATGGATTGGATGCAAAACTAAATGTTGCGCGAATGGAAGAAGAAGCAAAGAAGCCAAAAACAGGAAAAAAGAAGACAGTTACGGCAAAGAAAGGTAAAAAAGACGAAAACTTAAAAAAGACGAAAACAAACTAAATTGTTGCGCAACAAACTCTTATTTTCTTTAATTACTATTGTTATATTAATCGGTGGTGTTAATATTATACCTGCTGATGGTGATAGATTAGAGACTCTTAAACTTAGGCATAGTGAGGCCCCCGAGGTCTGTATGTTTGAACCTAATCCAGAGTTAGAAGCGGATAGAAAGTATAATTTTGAAGTAATAACCAGGGTATCGGTTGATATGTGGGTAGACGCATTGTCATACAAGTACCCTCAAGGCAATTGGGAGATAAAGATACATCCTACCGTGCCATGGGAAGAACATGTAAATGCAGATCGTTATGATTATCCTCATTGTAATATCATGATTTTATTTGAACCGATATCAGACGGCAACAGACTAGGCTATGCAGTCCCTGACTTTTCAAAGTCTTCACACAAACATATGATTGTAGTCGTTCACACATATGAGACAGTTCCTAACAGTATAACTTTCAATCAAGACGGAACTACAACAAGGGACCTAAAACCAATGTCATTAACTGTTATACAGGCAATATTGCAACATGAATTAGGCCATGCGTTCGGACTATTACATTACAACATATCAAATCCGTTAAGTCAAAATGAATTTGGAACAGATCGTTCAATGATGTATCCTGCTTTGAACAGTGAATCTGGTCTTATTCATATACAAGAACCTGAACTAATAATGATGGCAAAGATATATGGTGAAGACGGATGGGGTGGCCAAACACCTGTCTTGATGCCAAAACAATGTGACTTTATACATAACATACTCGTAAAATGTGATTGGTAGTCATATTTAAATACCTGGAACATACTATTGATACTATGGGTTGCGGATGCGGAGATTCATGCGAACTAAACACTGACGGTTTGTTTACTGTGAAGAAGACCAAAAAGAAAGAAGAAAAACTTAAAGACACGATATAATATCACACATTCTCTATACTACATTTTTTACAAAGCTATAGCTTAGGTGATTATCACCTATCACACTATCCGCTCTATACGAATATTAGTATAGTGTAGATAGAGTGATTAGTGATAGTTAGTAAGTTTAGGGAACAAACGATTTTGTAGTATAGTGAAAGTAAGATAGCTATATATTACCTGTTAACCATATATAATATATGATAAGATATAATCTAAATAAAAATGATCTGGCTAGAAGATCAGAATTGAAAAGACTAGACAATATCCTTGTAAAATTAATTTCCAATGAAATGGGTTTAAAGAAAGAGGATATAGCTGAATTTTTCTACGATACTAAAACCAGAAGGGATAATATCATAAGCGAATATAATGAATTTATTGTACGAGATATGTTCGTCTGTATGTACAAGTTTGCAATGGAGCCTATCCTAAAAGAAAAAAGAAGAATAGCACATAACAAGGCATCATCAAAATACAGAAAGGACAAGTTGGGAATGAATCCAAGAGATCCAGACTTTGTACCTCTAACAAAAGCACAACAGAATAAAAGGTATGCAGAAACTGAAAAAGGAAAGGTCGCTATCAGAAAAGCAAAAGAAAAATACTATACAAAGAAAGTAAAAAGGAAAAGACAAGCAGTTAAATCCAGATGGTGTTAATAACATTTAACATTATCTTTATATATCATTTATTAATATATAGTATATGCAAAATGATCAATGTGTAACTAAAGAAATTAATTCTTGTGATTGTGATAACTGTGATTGTACAGATCACAAAAATTGTGAATGTGACGACTGTCAATGTTGTTGCTAATCAGATAAGTTTATATTAGATGTTAGCCTATATAGGGGTGGCTGTCAGGGAATACCACCATGAGCGCGCAACGGGTATGGGTTGACGGTAACCCTCTTAAGCCACAAGACTAGAAAGAACGTCGATACGTCATCTAGTCAACCAAAAATTTTCCAAAAAAAACAAAAATTTTCGCAAAAATAAAAAAATTTTCCGCATACTTTAAATAAGCGAACAGACACTAATATATATGGGCTTTAAAGATAGGTTTACCAATGCATATAAAGCTTTAACGTCAGTTGACAAGGGATATACAGAAACTACGTCTAGACCAGCCATCATGCAGCCATATATGGCAACCGATACAGGAGCAAAACTACCAATTTTCCCTTTCCCACTTATAATGATCTACGAATTATCTGATAACGTGGATGCTTTGAGGATTTCTATTGAAACAATCAACAGAGAGATGTTTAAAAACGGTTTCGAGGTAGTTGAAAAGTACAAATACAAGTGTAATAACTGTGGAAAAGAGTTTGACGGCAAACCATCAGCAACTGATGCCTTTGATCGAAAGGAAGGTGCTCCATCAGACCCTGATACAGACAAGGCACCTGCTAGTCATGCTTCAAAAATACTAAAAAAAGCCTCAGTACCAGGCCCAAAAGAAGATGATTCACCACCACAATGTGATGAATGTTTTTCTGAAGATATTTCTCGTCCAAAACCAGAAAATCGTAAAATTTTACAGAAACTTTTTACAGATTTTGTCAATAATAACGACCAAACCATGGAAGATGTCGGCAGAATGATCGAAAGAGACCTGGAAGTCGCTGATAATGCCTATTTATTACTATTAAAGAACTATTACATTAATGATACTACTGGTAAGATTGATCCAATGAAGACTAAGATTAAAGAATTGATAAGAATAGATCCTCCCCAAGTTGCAATCATCGCAGATTCAGACGGCAGAGTAGGTTTTGACGATAAAAGAAACGCTGTGTATGTTTGTCCACGATTTGAACATAGAGATAAAAGGCTCTCCAAACCACACTGTGATAGGTGCGGTGCGGAAGCATTAAAAGCACTGTTAGAAGTTTCATCAGTGTATTCTGTAGGAGTACCTCAACCAAAAAGAGTAATTTATGCACAAGGAGAGGTTATTTGGGTTGCAGGAAAATATAAACCAGGATTAATTTACGGATTTTCACCAATTTATGCTTTATGGAGTAAAGTAATGTCATTATCTCATATGGATGAGTATATTAGAAAATACTTTGACAAAATGCGACCACCAAGAGGACTTTTGGTCATCGCATCAAGAAACTATGAGACTTTTAGAAAATCATGGAGTACTTTGGAGCAAAGAGCAACTGAAGATCCTTATATGGTACATCCTTTGTTGGTAGAATCAGATAAAGGCGGAAGACAGATGGCACAGTGGATTGATTTCACGGGGTCACTAAAAGAATTACAATTTATAGATATTAGAAGAGAGTTAAGACAGATTATAGGTGCAGCATATGGAGTATTGCCATTATACTTTGGAGAACTTCCATCAGGATGGGCTAACGAAGGCATGCAAGTAACTATTACTAACAGACATATCAAATGGTCACAAGATTTCTTAAAAACACATATATTTGACAGGTTGGCAAAAGAATTACAAGTAACTGATTGGAGTTTAAAACTTAGAGAAGGTGAAGAAGCAGATCAACTCAGAGATCTCGAAATAGAAGCACAAGAGATTCAGAACAACGCAACATTACAACAAATGGGATTCGATGTTAAGAGAACACACACAGGAGAATGGGTTGTTGGAAAAGAACCAACGTTTGAACAAGTCATGTTGCCTGAAATGGTTGCACAAGAACAAGCAGCAGAACTTGGAATGTTACCACAACAAGCAGAGCCTGGTGGACAGAAGCAAGGAAGAGGAAACTCTACAACAGGTAACGGTGAACGAACTGCAGGTTCCAAACAAGGAGGTCCTATGAACAAGCGCCCAAGTGATCCTGGCGGTCAAGGACAAGGCAGTCCAACAGCAGGAGGAAAGCAAAGATCCGGAGCATTCAACGCATCACAGAAATCCATAGGACACACAGAAGATTTTTGGGTTAGGAAAATAACAAAAGAGACTGACCTATCAGTAGATGAAGCTAGAAATATCGTAAAGACATGGGAGAAGGAATACAAAAAATCCGGAACCATTTATTTCCCAACAACAGTTGAAGAGGATGAATTATCACCAGGATTAGCAGAAACAGTACAAAGAAAAAAGAAATCAGGCAAAACAAAATACATAATGAGACAGGAAGGAATGCCAGATATGAGTCCTAGAATAGAAGAAGAAGTGAAAAAAACATTTGATGATGAATTAGGGGACGAAGAAGAGACATCAGATACTGATGTATGAATATAATGCAGAAATAATTGACGTCTACGACGGAGATACTATGACATTTTTAGTTGATCTTGGTTTTTCAATCACAGTCAAAGAAAAGTTAAGATTGGCAGGAATAAATACACCAGAGGTAAGAGGACCAGAAAAAGAAAATGGCTATAAAGTTAGGGATTATGTAAAAAAATTAATACTTGGAAAAAAGGTAAAAATTAGAGTTTACAAAAAAGGAAAATTTGGCAGATATATTGCAGAAGTAATTCTACCAGACGGAAAAAATCTTACCAAACATTTGATTGAAAAGAATATGGGTAAAGAGTTCATGAAAGATGAATACTAGTGCTAATATATATAAAGATAATAACAATTATATATAGGATGAACGTATATATTATGTATGGCCAAGAGTAGAAACACTAAAAAATCTAAACAAACAACTGCATCTCAGAAACCACCAGGACCAAACGATGACGTGTATCGTTCAATTAGATTTAAATCAGATATAAAAACACTAGTGGTAAGAACCGAACTTGGATATGATATGGTGTTTGAACTTAATCCACAAATCAGAGTCAATCCATATGAAGGTTCAGAAAACGGGACACCTAAATTTCAATCATCAATTATATGGAATCTTAAAGGCGTAAGGCCAAGAGGAAGCACTCTTAAACAGAATGAGATTGAAAAATTAATAACAGAAAGATCAGTACTACCAATGGAAATGGATTGGGATGTATGTCAATTAGGTTTTGTATATTCAAACGCAAGAGATCCTAACAATCATAGATGGTGGTTAGAGACATTAAAATCTGGACAAAAGATGGGAGAATTCACAAGTCAACTTTCAGAATATCCATTAGATATTACATCAACCGCACCTATCGGATCTAGATCATGGTTTGACGGAATCCATCACGGACGGTTTACATTTGCAAAGGACAGTATAAAGGATGCGAAAGAAATAAACAAAGGTCATGTATTTATTGAAGGTAACGGCAAAGGTAGAATAGGTGACATTAAAGGAAATGTAGAAATACCTGAAAATACTTACAAAGTAAGATTACGATTTGATATCAGAAAAGATCATTGGTATATAGAATTTGTAGATCATACAGGCAATCAGATTGGGGAATCTATCACAAGCACAAATATCAAAGCAGATGCAAAATTCAAGGGACATATACTAGCAGATCCAAACAGACCAAAGGTATCAGGTATGATATTAGCAGAAGATATAATAGCAATCAAATCAGATCCGCAATTGACTATGATTAAAGGTAACATTTAAACGTAACTAACACATTAGATATATTATGATCTGGGATAATTTTATCAAAGGATTGAAAAAATCATTCAGTGGAGATGATCACTTGAGAGAACTAAATACATGTTCTATGTGTGGTAAGAAAAGTTTCTTCGAAAAATGTTTAAAATGTGAAGTGGATGAGGCATACAGAGGCTGGGAGAAGAAACAGAATGAAAAATAAGAAGAAAGATCCTTATGAATATATAACACCAGATAATTTTGATATGGTTAGGCAATGTCTAATGCAGGGGCTACACTCTAAAGATCCAAAATCAATAGTAGAAAGCATGAAGAAAGTAACAGATATACCTGCTGATGCTATAGAAGCAATAGTTAGTCAGGAAATAGGAGGCGCATTCGACGCATGGCAGGAACAGAATGGCTGATAAGTTAGACGTAAATACAGGTGGAACTGCCGCAGGTAACAAAATATGGGATATGCATCAGAAAGATGAACAGAAACATGTTAATAATCATAAAGAAGGATTCTGTTGGAATTGTGAGAAGAAAAAAGCAGTTTCAGCAACAATGTTTAACGTCTGTGCCCACTGTAGAAGAAATAGAGGTCCAGAATTCACACTTGTAACGTTAGCAGACAAAGGATGGGACTTGTGTATGTTCTGTGGAAAGTATTCATGGGATATAAAACAAATTAATGCTAGATTGTGTTATAGTTGTCACGGCAGAATCAGAGAGAAGTTACGTGATTTCAGAAGAGCAGGAGGCACTACTAAGGTAGATCCGTTTTGGAAGAGTATGCGTAGAAACCTAGGTAAAGATTATTTGTTTAAAGAAGGTTATACCAGAAACTTTAGAAAGTAATTATTTTATAGGATTTATTATAAGATTTAACCTGGTTGTTATATTATCATATAGGATATATCCATTAACATTGAATTTTCTTTTATTTTTAAATCCCCTTTGTAATTTTCTTGCTATTGCAAATGAATTTTCCACTTCTTGACCTGAAAATATAACTGAATTTGTTTTTGGATCAACTTCAACTGAAACAACTGGTTCGAATTGATCTTCATATTTCTTAAATGCCTTCTCACCTTGATCAAAATATACCAAAGATTTGGAGAAATCCGGCTTATATCCGGCTGCATTATCTTTATTATCAGCAACTAAAACTATACTTTTCTTATTAATCCATAAAGCACATAAATGATTCTCTGTAACTGTATCTTGTCCTTTAGGATATATTAACATGTAATCTTCAAGCGTATCATATAAATATACCGATGCGTTGGTCATAAAGATAATATATGGGACTTGATATATAAGAGTATGGGATATAATGACTGTAAGAAATGTGGAAAATTAATCTCTAGATACTCAATGGATAGAGAGACAGATCATGAAGTAGTAAGACATTACGAGTTCAAACTGTGTTGGGGTTGTGGATACTTTACAATATATCCTAATATTCATGACGATTTCACTGTTTCCGTGATGAGAGATAAATCATTGATACTCACACTCATTGAAGATAAATTACTGAAACCAATTCTTTAAATATAAATCACTGATAATATATCATATGGAAGGAGTAATAGGAGACATAGCAGCAGGAATAGGATTGTTCGTAGTGTCAGGTGTCTCAGCATATATTTTAAATTATTTTAAGAATAAGAAAAAGGCTATACAGGATAATGAAAAACGTATAGATGAATTGAATGATAGATTAGAAGAAATAGATAGAAAATGCAGGCATGACTCAATGAGAGTGCGCAAGGCAATTATAATATTATCTAAGAGATTAGACAGCAGTTCAGAAAAATTACATCCAAAAGCAGGAAAAACTGCATTTGAGGAAATTACAAGAGATATATTGACTGAGGACTACTGAAAAACTTAAATACGCCATCCACGTGAACTGAGTATGGTATTCGAACAAGCAGGTCGTCTAAGATATCACGCCTTATGGGCATATGTGGGTATCGTTGCTCCAGCATTCCTATTGGATAAACTGCCATTGACAGATATTCAAGGATTAGCAGCACTTCTAGCACCAATAGCATTGGTATTAGCAGCAGACGTAGCAAAAAATAGAAACGCAGTAACCTCTCCTTAGACAAATTTTTCACTTATACTAAGGTAGGCTCTCGTCTTTTTTATAGATATTATTATATAGGATGAACACATTCTAATTATTATGGTAGAACGATTGTTTTTCTCCAAACTGGTCACCAAAGACTTAACTGCCGTCGAGAGCAATAGAAGATTATTTGAAGGGGTGCTAACAGTTGAAATGAAAGATAGACAAGGTGAAATCACAATACGTGATGAATTACTGAAAGTACTACCTATTTGGTTAGCAAGGGGAGGACCTATAACAGACACACACTCTAACAGAGTAGTAGGACAAGGAATTAATTTCGGTTCGACTAGCATAGTAGGTGAGTGTGGTAAATCATATCCAGCAATTACAATACAGGGTGAGATTTATAAAGACTATGAATTAGACAATGAAATCTGGGGTGCCATAAAATCAGGCAAATATAAGGGACTTTCTTTTGGCGGAGCCACTAAATCAAACAGAACACCTATAATGCAAAAAGACGGATCAATGGCATATTCTCTAAAAGACTTAGAACAATATGAAGTAGCCGTATGTGAAGAACCAGCAGTACCACTTGCATTAATTACCCAACATAATGAGGTAGCAAAAGCAATGGCAGGAGATGTAAAAGAAAGAGGTGACGGAACAATGTGTATAAGATGTGATAAATTTAAATGTTATATTGAAAAAGATTCATTAGTTAAAATAGAGGATGACGAGGATGACAATACTCAAGTAACCGTATTAGATGAATGGAAGAACGAGACTCATCCGGATAAAAATGGCAAGACTGAGGGTATTAGAACAACCAAAGGAGATGACACTTATTCAGATACCAGAGGTCCAAACACACCAAACAAAGACGAAGATGCAGAAGCATTGGAGAACAACAGAGGAGAACCACAGGAAAACGGGGCTACCTATCACGGAACATCAAAAGGAAGAACACATACATGTGACTCAGAAGTAGCAGAAATTAACAATGTAGACGTAGGAGATAAGCCAACAGGTATACCTAAAGTTCAAGCAATGGACAAAGACGATGATGAAATGTTAGAAGAAGCAGACTTGAAAGAAATTGAGAAGGAAGATAACATAGAACCAAAATATGGAGAAGACAATAAAGATAGATATGGTAATCCAATGCCTAAAGTAATGAGAAAGAAGCCTTCTGCAGTAGATACAGCACAAGACAAACAAGGAACCAGACATAGTACAAGTCAGTCACCACAAGGTCAAATACAACCAAGATCATCACCTAATATGTCACCAGGACAACTAAAAAGAAGACAGGATGAATTAGCTGGAACAACGGGAGGAGACAAAGTAGGAGGTAAAAAGATTAAACCACGTGCAACCGTAACACATGACCGTGAGACCGGGCAGACTACTATTGACAGTTCTAAATTAAGAAGAGGATCAATGGGTATAACAACAGTACCAACAGAGAGATATATTTCAAATATAACTCAAAGTGTTACTAGAACATTAGATGTATTAAACTCAATATTGAAAATTAAATTACAAACTACTAAACCAATAACATCAAGAGAAGGAGGTAAACATGGTGTGAAGCAACCAATTGTAGGAAATAGAAAACTAGGTAGAACAACTGAATCAGAGACACCAGGAAATGTCAATCCTACAAAAGAAAACATGGAACATGGCAGTGTAGGAGATGCTTCAGTCAGTCATTATCAGGCAACTCATTTAGATCCAGATTTGGCAGAAAAATTAGCATATAACAAAGATTACAATACTGATGAAGTTGTAAGAGAATACGACGATTCAAAAAAAAAGCTAGAAAATAAAGCAACAGGAGAAGCACCGTATACAGAACCAGGTAGAGGTGGTTTTGCAGGCAGAGAGCCAGGCGAGACTTGTGATACTAACGAATCAACATCAATTCATAATGTAAATCAGCCTAAACATGTAAATGAACCGTATGATGACGAAGAAGCAGAAGGAGTAAAGAAAGATCATATAACCAACACTCCTAGTGATGGAAAATTAGGATCTAAAAATCCATTTAGAGTACCAGGTGTAAGTCCAGGTGCTTCAACAGAATTTTCACGTATGGGTGGTAACGATGAAGATGATCAATCATGGCAACGAGAGTTCCCAGCTAGTAATAACCATGGACGAGGTTATATGAAAGAAAGTGATCAAGGATTAGATGATACTAAACATGAATATAGACATATAAAAAACCCAACTAAAAATCCACGTTCAGATGGATCAGACGTTCATAATACTAAGAGACAAGGAGGGAAAGTACTTGGCCAAAATAAAAATCCTTTTGCACGAATGGAATGTTCCGAACAGTCATATCTTAATGCAGGTCATGGTAATGTAGGAGATAGTTCAATTAGAGGTGTAGTACCTAAGTTGAGACGTAAAAATGACAGAGCCATGACGGCAAACAACGCAGAAGACGGAGTTAACGGCAAGATGAGACTAGATAACGATCCACCAGCAGAGGCACTAGAAGTAGAAAAGAAGGTACAGACTGGAGACTATGGAAATAACTCAATAGATGTGGAAGGTAAGAATATAGACGCAGAGATAAATCCAGGTGCAAGTCTAAAAAAAGATACGGCTATAATGGATCCAGGAAGCGGCTCAGGAGGCATCAGAACCGGGGCATCCTATGATAATGCTCAACAAGATACAGGTCAAAAAGACAACCCACGTAAGGTAGAAGAAGAGGAATACTCAGGCGAGGAAGACAGAGGTAGTTTGAATCCAAAATATGCAGGAGAAGAAGATACTGTTACTGGAGCAAGCAGAGGGAATTATAATAAAGCAACCTTGATTTTGAATGATTTGCTTCTACAATTAAAGAAATAGAAATAATCGTTATACTTATATATATCAAATTCAGTATATAAAGTAACAACATGACTGACGAAAAAGAATATAAAGACGATGAAAAAGTTGAAGAAAGCAAAGAAGAATCAAAAACAGAGAAATCTGCATTTGACTCATCATTGCAAGCATTGACTGAAACCATCAAAGGATTCGACATCAATGGTCTTAAAGACGAAATCCAAGGTATTAGCAAAAAAGTTGATACTTTTGATTCCAGAATTAAAGCCATGGAAGAACCAACCGACTTACCGCTAAAACCAAAGGTTTCAGCAGAAGAAGATATTGGTGCTAAAGTCAAAGTCCCAGATGATTATCAAAGCAATTCCAACCAAGCCGGTGTCAAAGATTCCGACGAGGAAAACGCAAAAGAGAGTGATAAAAACAATCTCTCTATGCAAGAGAAAAGCTTAGACAGTGCAACCTTCACTACAGAAACACCAAGACCAGGTGCTGCACTTGAAACCGTAGAGAAATCTTCTGGTATCCAAGTAAATGAGGTGCTCAAAGCAGCTCGTCAAGCAGGACATGATGATCTAGGTGCAGTCGGAAGACGTATTCTGAAAGGAGAATTCGGTAGTCCAGAACAAGGTGACTCACAATGGTAAAAATACAAACAATTGATGAGCTAGAAGCACTTTACTATGGTTACAATCGTAATTCTTTGAGAAAGGCAGACGCACCTGTAACAACCAGTACAACTGGTACTTTCAACGCAGTATTCGGGGCATACGCATGGGCTCAACTAAACCTTGAAGCAAATGCATTTGGTATTTTACCAAAGTATCCTTGGGATAAATCTGGTTGGAGGGTTATAACAGCTAAAGCAGACGCACTTGCAGACGCAGGTACGAACAACAATACCGCCCTAGGTGGTACAGCTGAAGGTGGCCTTATCGCAGACACCATAAAACCAACACTTGCAGAAATTGATGTAAGACCAAAAACCGCTCAATTACCATTCAGTGCCTCAGAGGTAATGGAATGGCTTGCAACACACAGTAAAGATGATATTTGGGGTGGTCTAGGTTCACTTAGACTATTCATGGCAGTTCAACACAAAGAATTGTTAAACAGAATGTTATTAACTGATGTTGAAAAAGGAGCAGCCGCAGCTTGTGCTGTCCACACTGGTTCACTTAATTGGGAATCTTTAGACAGAATCATCTCAAGCCAAGCAGAAGCAAACTTACAAGGAGCTTGTTCAACAGACAACTACGATCCTTGGAAAGGAAGTTCTGGCGCTGTAATTGACAGAGATAGTTCCTCAACATATGACTCAACAGTCGTATCTCCATCCGGTACTTTAGGTACTAATGGAATCATGACTGATGATACATTGAGAACTTTCTTACGAACAATACGCAAGAAAGCTGGTAAAGATCCAAATGTATTCCTCGGTTCCCACGAAGTTTATTCCGAAATACAAGGCTTATTCATGCCTTCAGTCCGTATTGCAAATCCATACGGTGAAGCATTAGTTCAAGTCGATGTAAACGGTATCCAAACATTCAAAGGTACTGGTGTAGGTATACATGTAGACTCTATCTATGGAGTTCCATTCATTCCAACCAAAGATGCTCCAAGCAATGCTTGTGACTCTGACGAAGTTGGTAGACTATTTGCATTAGATACATCTGATGCAGAAGGATATGGTTACCCAAGATTAGGAATTATGGTTTCTATCCCAACAGAATATTACGAAGCAACCCGTAGAAGTCCAGGATATCCATTCATCAACAACGCATTTGTTGAGAAAGGTGTATTCAGAACTATGGGTGAGACCGTATGTAGAAGTTTCATCGCTCAAGGTAAGATTAGAGATATTAAACTTTAATAGAACTATCTTATCACACTCGAAAACCCTATACCGAAAAACTAACGTTTTAGGTAATTTTTTTATTCTTATTATCTCAAGCAGGGCCCTCTACAATATCCTTATATATAACCAAAACTACATTTATATATGGCAAATACAGTCGCAGTGAATTCAGATTGGGAAAATCTAACAGGGAAAACTCTTTCAGTCCAATCAGAACTAACATCAAAACTAAAAACAACAGTAGTAGATGTTACTTTTGCAGGATCTGACACATACGCAACAAATGGCGTGACAGTTGACCTTTCATTGGGCGGTAGAATTAGTACAATAATTGAAGCATCAATTATATCAAATGACAAAGGACTTCTACTTGAATATGTTCCAGCAACAGCAGGAGCAGCAGCCACAGGTAAGATCAAGGCTTTTGGATATATTAATGACGATGCAGCAGGTGTTAATGCTACCCCAGAGGCCTTTTCTGAATTGGCAAACGCATCAGCTATTGTTAACTCATTAGCAATCAAAATTCGAGTAGTTGGGTTCTAATAAGACCTATACTTCCTTTTTTTATGATAAACCTTATATATGTTTCTGACCATATTTAAACATGGCACAAGTAGATACACCAAGAGAGAAAGTATCAAATGACGGAGGCTCTCTAGTAGGCCAATATAATGAAAATGAAGAAGTAGCAACTACAGCAGCATTTGTAACAGCATTAGATATTGACAGCAGATCAATTAGAGAATCAGTTTTTATTATTCATAATAATGCAGGTGGAGATTTAGATTATCAGATTCTTGCAAACGCAAAACCGTTATCATCAATAGTAGATCCAGCAGGTTCAAATGATGATGACAAAGGCTGGGTCACATTAGCAACAGGCTCTGTAGCAACTACAGCAGCACCATCAATACAAACATTATCAAATCCTTATACAAGAGTAATAGTTCAGATTAAACATACAACATCAACAACAAACGTAGATATTTGGCATCGCGGTGAGAATTAATGGTCGGTTCGGCTGACGCGGGCTCTGGCAGCGGAACTCTAGACACAGCAAAATCAACATCAGTTGCTGGAAGTGTAACTTTTAAAGGAGATTATAATGCAAATTCAAATTCACCTAATTTAGATACTTCACCATCATGTGTCAAAAAAGGTGATCAATATGTCGTATCCGTAGGAGGTGCAGCATTTTTTACAGAGTCATTACAAGCCGGGGACTCTATTATAGCAAAACAAGACGATCCAACAACTTTAGCACATTGGATAAGAATTAACAGTAATTTAGTAACACCAATAGTAGCAACAACATGTCTGTCAGCAACTGGAACTAAGGACGCAACAACATTCCTTAGAGGTGACGATACATGGGTAGTTGCAGATACAAGTTTCACAGCTTCATCTACAGACACTCTCACTAACAAGACTTTTGATCAAGATGGCGCAGGTAACTCTATAACTAACATTGCAAACGCAAGTATCAAGGCAGCCGCAGCAATAGCATATTGTAAATTAGACTTAGCAGGTAATGTAGTAGCAACTACTGATCTATCAGCAACCGGAACTAAGGACGCAACAACATTCTTGCGTGGAGATGATACATGGGCAGTTGTAGATGCAAGCCCACTAACCACTAAAGGAGACGTTTATACGTTTGATACAGGAAATGCAAGACTAGGAGTTGGATCAGATGGAGAAGTTCTAAAGGCATGTTCCTCAGCTGCAACAGGTTTAGTATGGGGAACAGGTGGCGGTGGAGCAACAGCAACACATGCATATACTAATCAAAGCAGCACGTCATATAGAGGAACTGGAACATCAGGAACAGGTATAGATGTAGGAGTAGTAGTAGGAACAGAAGCAAGTGGAGTAGGAGAAAGAGAAATTTACATTAGAAAAATTGATGCTAATAACGAAGGAGTATTTACAGTGATTCATAAGAATGGAGCCGCAGTAGAGGTTCAGATTGCATAGGTGGAATGATTGACCAATGGCAATAACATATCACGCAGGTAGAAGGATTCAAGGAATATCAATTACACCTAGACAAGCAGGTTCAGGTTTAACACTTTGTGATAATTTCTCAACTGACAAGGGTTGGGCTACAAGCTGTTCAACATATATGGATTATGATTCTGGAAATTCAAGATTAAAAACAGTGTGGAATGGTTGTGCTACGAATAAAACCGTTGTTTATGATTTAGGAGAAGGAATGGTGTCAGATACAAAATGGGTGTTAAGAATGAAAATTAATATGGGTTCAACTAATGGAGCAGATAACGAGGGCTTTATCGGATTATCAGATTCAGATGAAACAGCAGGAAAATGTACGGCACAAGACTTTGCAGGTGTTAGTTTCTTAGCAGGGTATTCAACAACAGCATGGAATGGACTTTACGAAGCTGAAGCTGATGGTGTAACATTACCGCCAACAGCAGGTAATCTTTTGGTATATAATTTTTCAGATAGTACAGATTATTGGTTAGAAATTAAACGAACAAGTGCAACAGCATTGACATATACGTTATATTCAGATGCATTTAGTACATCGCTAGGTACACAATCTGTCACAATTGCAAGTGGTGTATCAGGGTTAAGATATATTAAACTTGCAAATTATCCAGCTGCTTCTACAAATCAACCAGGTGCTTATGTAGATGATATTCAGTTTTATAATGATGTTACATCAACAGGAACAACCCCAGTAGCAGAAGTACCTGCAAGTGGGGATACCAAACCAACAAATGTCCAAGCAGGAAGCAGATTTGAGGAAACCGATACCAGGAAGGTATATGATTTCATTGATCCAGATGTAACAAATCAAGACATTGAATGGCAATGTAGTAGTAAAGAAAATGCAACAATATGTGGCAATACACTTACAGCAACAGCAGGTGGCTGGACAGTTATTGCACGTTCTGTTCAAACAATATCCCCTAGTCGTGGTGGTGGAACTGTAATCGGTAAACATTCAAAGAATTATGGTATGTTTGGATTTTCCAAAGATCCTTATTG